GCCACTCATATATGGCGGCGATAGAATCCACTTTTAGATGTAATCGTCAAGACATCAACTAAATACAAACAAAATCACCTCTATTATTAGGGGTGATTTTGTTGCTTAAAAATTACCCATTATATTTGATATGCAAATAAGATAATTCCCTATTTATTACCCCCAAAAATTATGAACCTAAGAGTAACGATTCTAAAGGACAAAACGAGAGCAGACGGTTCTCATACAATACGGATTGCTTTATCTCATAATGGAGCAACTCGTTATTTTGTAACCCGCTTTTCTGTACCGTCAGAAAAGAACCTAAGAAATGGAAATGTGGTGAACGTTTCAAATGCCACCTACATCAATCAACAACTTCGCACATTCCAAAACAAAATCTATTCAATATGCGATTTGGTTGAGGATATTGATGTTTACACTTGCCCTCAACTTATGAAAATCATAAAGCATAAAATGAGTAGAGCAACTGTACGCACCATAGAAGAAATAAACGAAGAATATCTAAAAATCAAGCAGCACACTTGGTCGGAGCAAACGTTACGACTTCATAAAGACGGACTAAAGCGTTTCATTGACTATGCCGGAAGCAACTTCATACTGTCTATGCTGGACTCTGCTATGGTCTTTGGCTATAAGAAGTATCTCAAGACACAAGGGTTATCTGACACAACCGTTAATATAAGAATGGGTGTATTAAGACGATTGTCATATTTCGCCACAACGCACGGATATGCAAGTTATGACATTCCACCTTTCTATGATTACAAAGAGCCTTTAATTCTTGCCCGAGATCTTGCTATACCTCTTGCTAAGCTGAGAGAATTGAGGGATATGGAAATTACGCACAAATGGAAAGAGTGCGCAAGGGACATTTTTATGCTTTCGTTTTACTTGTGTGGTATGAATCTCGGAGACATTCTCGTGCAAGATTTCCGAAAGCCTACTGTATGTTTCATTCGTCTGAAAACACAAAGCAGACGCAATCCTAATGACAAAACGGAATTTACGATACAACCGGAAGCGAGAGCAATCATTGACAAGTACATTACACCAGACGGACATCTTCAGTTCTTTGGCAGAACGACCAAGAAGTCTATCCAGCATATAACAGATGATTACATACGTCAGTTTAGGGCAGACTTGGGCATTGACAAACTTGTGTTCTATTCTGCACGTAAGACTTTTGCCCAACTTTCAAATGAATTGATGATTAAAGATACAATCATTGAATACTGCATTGGCGATGCTCCGTCAAATCCTCGTAGAGCATTGAACTTCTATATCAGAATAAACAAGCGTATGGCCGACAAAGCCATACGCCGAGTATTTGATGCTGTCGCATCAGACGAGCCAATCGAAAAATTGATTTCTGATGCGATTATTTAGATTCGTCTTTTTCTCTAAACATCTTTATCCCATTGATGTTCTCTGAATGGTAGAGTAAGCCGTCTTGCTCCAGTTCTTCAATTGTAGCCTTTACATCAGAAATAACGATTTTGATTATTTCTGGTTCAATGGCTATGAATGGAGCAAGACGCTGCTCTTTCCGAATATTAATCAATCTATGTACAATCTCGTATATGTATGGTTGTAGATGTTTCATATTTCAACCTTTTGGAAGAATTTGAGATTCTTTGTATTTAATGCCGACATCTTCCAATAGTCGTCCGATTTCTTCTGCGTAAGAGAACTCTTGTGAATGGCGTTTTGTCAAAGGTATGCCAGCAAAACCACAAGCATCAATTCGCTCTTTGGTATATGCGAATTGATAGTATTGTCCCTCGGCAATTAAGAAATCTCCAAACTCTTTCACCAACATTTCTTGTGCGTACTTGAAACCTGCAATGAAGCAATCAACATTTACATTGTTGAGAAACCTTCTTGGCTGCGACCGTGCCCACCGCAAAGCGAGTAATTCAAGTTCTTCGTCTGAAATTCTCCTTGGATTCATTTCTTGGATTTTAGAATTTTTCTCACTTGCTTGGGACTAAACCCTTGCTTAATGTAATCCTTAACACCTCGATGCAGTTTCTTGTATAGCATACACCAATCTTCTCTAACGAGATCCGGTTTGCATAGACCTTGTGGTGCAGGCTCTCCGCTGTCAATTAGTTTATACAAAGCACCATTAATTTTCAATTCACCATAATACTTCGCAATTGACATTTGACTATTTATCCAGTAGTCATATTCAATCACGGCAGGAGTGAATTTGCTGTCATCGGCAATTGATGGCATACCTCCGGAAAATTTGTTGGGTATTGATATTTTTACAGAACTCATTTACTACTGATTTTGTATTTCTTGTTTATTCACTCTCCATAATAAAGGACATTCAGTAACCTCTTTATTGTATAAGTTCATAGATACATAAGTACGCTTATTCGTGTCTTTGTCATTTTGGTAGTGTTGATATGTCAGCCAACGATTGCAAGTTACTTTTTGGGAGCAATGCTCATTTGCACACATTGTTATATCGTAGTTCATTGTTTGCTCTACTTATCTGTCTGTGAATATTGCGCTTCCAGCAAATTCCAAAAACGAAGTTGCCCTAATCTTGCAATGGTTAGTTGCTCCTCAATGAACAATTTCCTATGCTTGCCATTAAGTGTATTATATCCGAAAGGTTCTCTTTTAATGCCACCTCTTTCATTATATGACAAAACAGCCCGTTCCAAGCCTTGTTCAGTAAGGTATTCTTTCACCTTTGACACGATTTGTTCTGGCACACAATAGTAGAAATAATACACTTGCTCGGCTTCGTGATTATGCTTTTTCTTGAAGTCTGCAAGAAAATCAGACCAAGAACGTTTGATTTCTACTTCAGTCAAATAACCACTTTTGGTAACGACAACAAAGTCTGCTTCATACGGTAACAATCCCCACGACAGATTTGGTATCATAATGTCGCTACGCTTATTCCACATTCCGCTATTGCGAAGCGCAAGTATTATCTCATTTATTGATAAGGAAGTATCCATACTATTAGGACTTAACCGGGAAATAATCAAGTATAGGTGTTTCGCTAATGGAGATTATTTCATAGTCTGCCATAGTTCCTTTCATGCCATCGATAAACTTATCATAAGCAGCTTTGAAGTCATTCGCCTGCACTATGATGAATAATGCCGTTTTCTTTTCTGTTGCTGTTTTCTCATCAATAGTGATGAAAGCGACTTTGACCTTGTAAAATCTATCTGCCGCTTCATCAAGAAACAATTCCGATACCTTCGGCTTTGTCAATCGAGGAATCTTGAAATCACCTGTAATGAAAGGCGTGAGTTCTTCGATTGTACGTGCTTCTGCTTCTGTGAAAGATACTGCATCGAGCAAATACTGCTCATTCACTGTTTTGTTTAGTCCGTTCTCTATAATCTTATCGTAGCGGACTGTACATATAAAGTATGCCATAACTATTTTTATTAATTTGTCAATATTATTCGTTTTGTGAATTGATTTTGCTTTTTAGGACATTATCTTATTTGCAAAGTTAGAATTGAGCAAATCAACTGAAACACAAATCAATAGATTTTATCTGATTTACCAACTCATCAACAAATTCATCTTGTTTCTTTATGAACTCCGAACTCAAAGGGCTATTTCCAGCAAATTCAAGGATAACATCGGAAAGTCTGTTTACACTTGTCGGCAATAACCGCCCAATTGGGTGCTGAACAATACTTTCAACTTTCGCTGTCATATAGTCCATATACTTGAACAGTGCTTTTAATACGAACTTACAGAGATATGCTTCCGAAATCAACATCTTGCTGTCGTAGTCCAAATCAGGATATGATGCGACCAATCCATCAACGTAGGAATGGAATCGGTCATTAAAGAACTTACTTAACTCATCAATGAATAGTTCCATATTTTCTTCCTCTGAATCAAGATGAGCCGAATCAAAATACTTTCGTTTGAAACCAAGATATTCTCTACGCAGTTCTCTGATACATCGGCACAACTTCTTCGTCTGAGACAAACGCATCAAAATCGCAATGTCAATTGCAGTATCTGCATAATCCCAAGCGACCTCTGCTATAACAAACGGTATATACCCAAATCGCAAGAATATGTCCTGATCCAGAAGTTCTGACAAGTCTTGTTTTGAAGAATTGTTGTTTGATTGAGCCAAAAGTCCAGGATATGACAATGAATACGGAGTGTAGCCTATCCGTTGTGCATATTGATGAAGATATGGATTAAGTGTATTCATTTTGCTAACTTATTGATGAGTGCTATCGTTTGTTCACTGATGGAAATGCCAAATGTATTATTATATGCAGGTCTGTGGTCTATTAGTGATACATACGTTTCTCCATTGATTGCATACAGATAAGCCTTTCTGCTATCGCAATTCTTTGGCTTATCAAAATAGAGCCAAGAATCATCTTCAAAATTGATTGCATTGGATTGTCTGTGAACAATTTTTCTGAATTTTTCTTCCTTGACATCGTTGGCAAGTCGTGCAACGACAGCATCATTGATTTCTACGTTTCCTGAATAGCGTGGTGCGCCTATCCTTGCAGACGCACCACCTATAATCAGGTCAAAGAAACGTTTCTTAGTTATCTTCTGCATCACACACTTGCTCTGGGGTAAACATCACGAAGTCTTTGTAGATGTCAATGAATGTTTTTCCTGCATATCCAGCAAGTTCTTCACTTTTGAAGGCGAGCCGAGAGCCGCCGTACGCGCCCGAGCTCGAAGAAACGTAATTCGCACTCGAGAAAACGAGACCGCCACCCGCACGCGCGTAGTAACTCGCACGACCAACAACACGGCTTTTTTCTTCTTCGGTCATTTCTTCTATCTCTTCGTTGGTAAAGAGTTCATAGTATGGGTACCAACGTCGTTCATCAAGTGTGAATTGCGGATGCCAGCCTTCATTGAGGGCTTCGCAGATGATTGAGAGTTTGGTGTATGCAAGGAGGTCTTTACCAACAAGCTCTGAACAATATCCATACTTGATGGATTGGTACACCTTTACGAGAGGGTGTTCATTTCCGAGTTCACCGACTGCATCTTCAAACGTTTTTACTCGTTCTGTGATTGGGAGGATTGTTGAGAACTGCTCTCCAAGAGAGTCTTTCAAAGCCTTTCTGGCTTCTTCGTTGCCACCTTTATAGATGGCTGCAACTTGCGTTGCATTGAGTTTAATTGTACACATCTTTTCTTGTGTTTAGGTTATTAAAACTTATTTGCTACTATCCTTTTAAGGATATACAAAGTTACTAATTTGTTAGTATATTTACAAATATAAAAACTGATAATTATCGCCTAAAAATATCAAATTTACGATTTGTGATAATTAAATGCAGTATGGGTATCCATTGGCTACTGCAAGTCCAGAATACCTGAAACTGATGTTGTCTATCTGCTTTATATACTCATCAATCGTGTCGTGGAAATACTCGTTAAAATCAACTTTCTTTTCATTCTCAAACTTCTTGATGTACTCCCTGTCGTTTGCGAGAATGGCGAACACTTGATCCATTTCTTGTAGCCGTGAAATGAGTTTTTTGTATATCTTATTCTCTTTTCTTGCAAGAACATTGATTATTGGGTGCTGCTCGTCAAAGCGACTGTTGAGAACCTTGACATTTCGTATCTCATATACAAACTCTGAATTAAAGCCATGATCAGGAATGGTTATTTTCTTTCCGTAGTGAGTATCTTCAATCGTCATAATACTTGCTTATTTGTTTGCATAGCCTTTCTTTTGTTTGCTTAATGCTTTTCCGATTAATGTGAGCTTTGTCCTGCCCAAACTTCCAGTGTCGGAATAATATGGAGTATAAGTTAATGCGACATCTTCTTCTTTAGTAGCATACCCATAAATGCAACTGCCTACACGATGGCCTTGTGCAATATGCCGCAGAAAAGCACGTTTTGCATCAACCAATCTCGAATGTCTTTCTCCGTCAAAAACATAGGGGCTAAACACGTCAAACTTGTAGAAATCACATTTCATAATTCTCTGTCATTTGGTAAAGCATAGAAAGGTATGTCGTAGTAGTCAGCCATTTCAATGATGCGGAGTGCAATCATTCTAAACCAGTTGTCTATAAAACGACACTCACTCTCGTCATCTCTAACGTAGCCCCATTGCTTTCCCAACTCTGCTATCCAATAGTTTTCATAGGCAACAGAGCATACAGACGGAAGTCCTTGCAGGTAATTGGCGATACGAATACTTAGGGTTGGATAGATTTTTCTTCTATAAGCATCGTCATACTCCGAGTGGAAAATGTCAATGAATTTGCTTACCTTTTCTTCATCAGTTGTATTCTCTTTCAAGTCATCGTAGTCAATACTATCAAGAATGTACTGATATATCTTTTCGTATTTCTTCTGGTAACTCATATTACATTTTGTTTATGTGGTTTTGGATTGAGCGAATTTCACCCGGATAATCTTGACCAGCGCAGTATGAGTATCTGCCATTCTCATACATCAATCGTTGTAGCATCCATGATTTGGCATACTTCAACAGGTTGATTTGGCGTTCTGTTGGTCGTTTCCATACGACTTTGGCACATTCCGTCCAAAATTCGGTTTCAAGTTCCTCGGAAATCTTGAAGTTGTACCACCAGCCATCAGCAAACCGGGTATGTTTTGTTGCTATCATTTCCGCTGTGATGATTCTTGTGCCAGTTGCTTTCATCAAGCCTTTCAGCGTCTTGTAAGTTGTAGGTTTAGTATTTCTCATCTTATTTGCATTTTGTTTAGTCTATCATTGATTCTTGTGCTACCAAAGCGTTCCCGACTATCATATCATTCTGATATATTGCTTTATGTTGGCGAGCTATATCTGTCGCTTCTGAATTGAATGGCAGGTTAAGTATTTTGCCTTCTTCATTTATTACCATTAGGTACTTGTTAGTAAGTCTGATTATCTCTATGTAACCGCCAACGTGTTCTTGGAGTTCTTCGAGCGTAAATGAGTTTCCGAATTTAGAAGTTACTTCAGTCTTCACTCCATTTGCATTGATGATGTAATTCTTCATTTTCTATGTCATTTATAAAGTTCAAGTGTATTCAGTCCGCATCGGTCTGCCAAGTACATTTGGTGGCTCCATCTTACATTGTCCAAGAACATTCCTCTGAACATTCTTTCAATCAAACGAGGGACCGTGTTTAATGTCATAGCGAGCGTTTGACAGGTTTCATTGAAGAATGGACCAACTTCTTTCTGTATCTTGGTTCCAAAGTAATGAAGCAATGCTGCTATGGCATTATATCGCTCCTTATTTTCCTTGAATGTATAATATGGAGATAAATAGAACGACAGCGATGTGCTATACATCGCCATATCTTTTTCGTTATTGATGTCGAAACAGATGTTATCAAGTTCGTATGCTTCATCTTCGGAAAGATTGTACTTCTTGATGATTGCTTTTATATCTTGGGCTTTTACTAACTTTTTCATCTTCTTCGTTTGAATAGTTTGTTATTTTGGATATTCAAAGTTAGCGATAATTATTTGATTTGCAAAGCGTTAAACATTTTGTTTTCAATGACTTACACAGATTTTTTGCGTTATCTTTGACGCAATTTTAGGTAGAAAATTAAGCGCATCAATCTTCTCAGACTAATACGCTTACTACGAAAAAGATGTGAAAATCTCATATCTAAAATATCTTTATTGACACCCCAAGTCCAACATATGGTTGAAAACCTTTTGGTGTCAAGCCATATCCGGCTTGCACTCCTATGTTGAACCGATTTGTCTTTGCTTGCTTTTTGACGATTACTTCAGTCATTTTGTTCGTTATAAATATGCTGTCAAGACTGGGGCGGTAACCGCTGATGTATGCTCTATACGTGTCGGTTTCATATACCTGCTGTGTGATTGGTAGATGAATAGTTGCGCTGTCTTGTGAAATTTCAACTGACACGTTTCCGCTATCGGAACAATGCTCTATGCTATCACAATGAGGTGGAGCGATTGGAACAACTATGTTGTCATACCGAATAACCACACTATCACGAGGGATTGGTAGGAGATATGCTATCGTATCAATGTGAATAACCGTATCAATCACTTCACTTTCTTGCTGATTGATATTGTCTGTTGTCTTTCTTCCTGCGAAGAATGATAGCAGGCACATTACAACCACAATCAACGCTACGACAAAATTTCTCATAGCAGGGTTATGTTTATTGATAGAGCAAATGCCCATACGTTATAGCATTTACTCTGCGTCGCCAACCTTTGAGGAATTTCTTCTGTGAAGGACTCTTTTGACAAATCTCATCAAAGTGCTTCAACCTGTCGCTATGCAGTCGGTGGAACAATTCTCTTGGTTCAAGAGCATTGACCGCTTCCAATGTCTTAGGTCCGACAATGCCGTCAGCACTGACACCAAGCAATCTCTGAGGACGTTTGATGCCAGTGACACCGCTTGCCCACACCCAATCAACAAGCAAGTTGGCAATTGACTGGTCTTTGATGCTGTCGGCTTTCCATCTGTCCCAATACAACGTTTTGAGGACGTCATACCAGACTTTGTATGTCATATTGCGCAGACCTGCTTCTGTTGCCTTTATCTTCTTGCGATTACAATAATAGGCATAGGAGGCGAATGTTATTCCGCACATTGTCAAACCACCTCTGTCATCAGGGTCATTTGAAAGTCCATGTTTGCGACACTCGTTGAATTGTCGTTCAAGAGAAACCAAAGATGGGTTATACACTTGTATTCCTGGCACTATCTGTTTACAACTTTTTGCACCGCCAGTTTCATAATACAGAATAAATGGTATGAGTTCTTCAATCTTTGCCATAATCAATTCTTTTTTATTTTACTTTCTTGTTGTCGTCATAATTCTTTGTTATAAACTCAAACACTTTCTGTGCGTCTTTTTCAGTCGCACATTCAACTATCCGTTGCAATATATCCGGAAGTTGTGTAGTATGGCTCTTTCGCTTCTTTGCGTGTTCAAACATAGACTTGATTTCTACGATTACAAGTCCTGCGCTGAACACCATTGCAAGAAAAGGAAGTTCATACCAGTTGAATATTGAGCCTATACAATCAATCAGAAAGCCAATGACGATGAACCGCCAATACTCCGACATCTTCTGTACTGTTACTCTCAACTTATGAGAATGGACTCTTTTCTTTGTCGCCTTTGCTGTGTAAACTCCGTCCCATAGGTCAATCATTATTGCAGAGACCACCAACATCGTAACGCAGAAGAATACGCTTAGGAATAGGAGTATCTTTTGAAGTGGTACTATTTCAAACATACATTTGGGTATTTGTTAATACTTCAAATTTAGCAACAAAGACGTTCTTGACTTAAATAAAAGTTTGGTATTTAGCTGAACACTAATGTTCAACGATAAACACCAAACCCAAACCTAATACGAAAATGATAAATCCAATCTTTTTTACCTGAATTTACATCACATCTATGTGGTTGATTTCTTCTTCAGAAGATACATGCGGAGCAACAGAAGGTTCTGGTTGATCATCCGTCTTTTCTTTGGTGGATATGCGGTGCATGCCAGAACTGCCAAATCCACCTCCACGGCTTTTGCAAGACAATTTCTCAACAATGCGGAAGAATGGCGAGCCGACTTGGTAGAACGTTAATTGAGCAATACGAGTTCCGGCAGTGATTGTGAATGCTTCATCGTTGTTCTTTACAATGGCATTGACTTCCCCAGTGTAGTTGGGGTCAATCTTACCAACAAGTGCATCTGCATCAAAGTAGCGGTTGCCGAGTCTTTTTGTTGTGATTGGTATGATGCCAAACAGTTTCGACTTATGTTTGCACACCCCATTCCCGAACAGCCCACGCAATGAAGCCCCACTACGAGGTTCAATTTTGGCTTCGACACCATACGGGAGATTGATGGCAAAGCCAAGTGGTATCTTGCAACGAGAGTGGGCAGGAACTGTGATGTCCTCCGGCACGGTAAGGTCATAACCTATCGCACCTCGCTTTGCCCTTATTGGGAGTTCAAAACCATCTCGCAGTGGAAGAATCTCATACTCTTTTTTCTTTACAATGTTCGTTTGCTTCTTTTCCATTTTGATAAATTCTAAATTAGTTGAGAGGAATGGATTTGCACCATTGACCTGCGGTCGAGGGGATTGAGCCGACAACTCCGCACCTCTTGTTGGTTGTCATCATGTGTGCCGCTGTTCCTTGCTGCCGCTCTACTGCCTGAGCTACCTCTCAATGTGGCAAGCACCACCACTTGGTTTTGCGTATGATGCCTGCCGTGGTTAACCAACTCATACTTATTTGGCGAATGTTACTCGGAGTGTATGTGTTTGCTTTTTTGACGGAGCAAAGATTGTTTGGACTGCTCCCGTTTCTTTATCAACGACATCAATGGAGTCGTCTATCGTTTTGAGGAACATCTCACGAGCCTTAATCTTTGCTGATATTTGCTCCTTCTGTTCAAGCAGAGCGTGGTATTCTGGATCCTGCGAGGATTCGTAGTCATATCTGGAAGTTGATGCAAGTGTTACTTTTGCTCCGCTGAATGTCGGGACATCTTTGCCGTAACGTGAAACTGCACTTTGCGTTGCACTTACGATATTTTCATTTTTCAGGAACAAATCGCAAACTTCTGCAATGGCTTTTATTTGGATAAATGCCTGCATAGGGTCAATTTCCCCATTTACGACTTTTGCTACGAGGTCATTTGCGACCATACCTTGTGTGGCTTTGCTTAACGAGGGTGCCACAAGAACTTGTTGGAGTGCGTTGTTTGTATCCATACGTCTTAATCTTTTTCACTTTCTAAATTTTGTTCTTTGCTCTGTTTGTAGTCCTGCCAAGAAATATGGGCAAGACCGAAGATGATGTACCAGACGGTGGCTGCTATAGCAAAACCGAGTATGCCGAATGACCCTTTGAACAGGTGGGCGATAATCCAACTGGTAACGAGGAGGAGCAGTATTACTCCAAGTGCTAATTGTAAGCCACAACAGGCTGTTTCGAGATTGTTTACTTTCATCTTTTCGTCGTTTAGGTGTTTATCTTATTTGCTGTGAGATTTTATTCTCTGGGACAAAGTTATCAATTATTTTTGAATTGACAATGCTTTTTGCTTATAATTTTTCAATTATTTCCAATGTTATCATATATGCAATTTATTGAATAAATTATCATTTCGGAATAAAGATAGTTATTGCAGAGTCAAAACTTGCTTTTGACTATTAATATCTCGTCAGAGATATTATAATATATATATTCTTTATTCTTTAGGTAAGGTCGGTTTTGCAAACGTGCGCAAAAAGTAGTGAATGTTAAATGTTCATACTCCTTGGTCTATTCTTGGTCGTTCCTTTGCGATTTGATTTCGTATTGAATTATACTACAGGCTTTTACATTCTATTTTGTTTGGTCGTTTTTACGACACATACAAATATTAAATGCTATGGAAGTCTGGTCGATTGTTGGTCGGTGAGAAACGTTGATTTTGACCAAAATTTAACAGATTTTCACTAAATTGCCTGATTATGGTTCATACACGCAACCCTTGCTGCTGTCGGAGCGTACCTCACATTCGCTTCGTTTGCCTGCAACATTTTGCGGAAAACGGTCATCACATTGATGCGGTGCTGCACTGGCCAACGGTCTTTCTTAGGCAATTTTTTGCAGAACTTGGAGACATCGGCTATCATTCCGTCAATGTAACCGAGGAACTCCATTATCGGAAATTCCTGTCTGAACCATTCTTCTATCAGCAGATGACCATTGGCAGGAACAAACGGCTTCTCAACCGGCTTGGGCGTTTGTTTGGCTTTGGGCATTGTCATACTCTTTGGCTGTACCAATGGTTCGATTGGCGGTATTGGCTCTATGGGTGTTCCGGGTGCATCTTTTGCTGTTAGAGGAACTTTACGCTCTCTTGCCACCGCCTTGTAGTGTTCCAAGACTTGCGACGATGTCAGTCGTTCCAAACGTGCTTCATCAAGTTCATCTATGGCAAGTGTCTGAGCAGGGTTCTGCATTGAGTACAGAACGTTGCTGACAATCCATCTCCGGTATTCATTTGCAGATGTGCGACAGCACATAATCAGTAGCGTTGATAGACCGTCGTTCTCTACGAAGCGGTTGCACGAGGTTACCTTGGAACGCTTCACGTTGTATTCTCGTACCTCGCAGTTCGCTTCTTCCATCCAACGCACAGCTTCAATGATAGTTATTTTCATTGTTCGGCACACATCGGTCATATTGTACCACGCACGACCGTTCTTTACACAAGCGTGGAGAAAGCCGAACTGCTTTGAGTAGAATTTTGCCATTCCCGGCTCTTGGACATTGTTCTTAATCATTGTTTATTAACTTTTTATGTTATTGAATGTGGATATTTCTATGTGGCTAATAATATACCATATCCGGCAACACAGGTCGGTACTATGTTTAATCCAAACAACAGTTATATGGTACAAACTATTAACTACGAGATTCTTGCACTGCTTGCGACAAGAATCATTGATGAGTTGTATGATGCCGTCAAAGAGCATCAGGAACTTATGGTCTGCGATTGGAGAGCATACGCTATCCTTGAAGCGTACAGACAGGATGATGTCATTATTGACAGCATCAACATTCCTTCGATAGAGGAATGCTTTGCAGGTATTGTAACACCCAAACAAGTGAGAGAGACCAAGAACTGGAAGGCTCTTGCAGAGATGCACGAGTTTCATTGGCAACGCAGTCAGTCCGCAATCTTTGCCAGTGGGTATGAAACGCTTCTGAACAAGACTACGCTCACTCTTGAACATTACACCTTGTCGCTCTAACTTGTCTGATACTGATGTAATGCAAGAACGGAGAGTGCTTGTTGCTCTCTCCGTTCTACTTGGACTGAAGTTCTCTGATTTCATAGCCTATCTGTTGGTTTAAGTTCTTGATACATTCCAACTGGTCATCGATTTTGTCAAGCAATTTGCCTATTCGACCTTGTGCTGCATCTTTGACGAAATTCTCTGTGCGATAATCATAGACTGTGATGTCTCCTTTCCATAACCTAACGCAATAGACCATATCAAGGGCATTTTCATCAAGGCAAACATTAAACTGAATGTTATAGCACCTGTCTTTATTTGACCGCCAGAGTTCTTTGATGCGCCTTTCTGTTTCTTTGAGCGCTTGCTTCTCCGTCATTATACCGAGTGGATAAATGCCACCGCTGATATAGTCGGTGTCGCAGATTTCAAGATAATACGTTCGTTTCATTTTTCATTTTCCTTATTTGCATATAAGCAGACTTGCTTTCTATCTTAGATTTCAGTGAATGAATACTCATCAGAGGAAATATTCAATGTTTCCATCAGTTCAACGATGGCATCTTCAACTTCTTCATCTTCAAATTCAAATGTGTTGGAAGATGTTTGTTCAACTTCAACATCTTGATAACCGAATAGGCGGATAATGTCGTCCATTGAATCTTGGATTCTTCTTGCGAGTGATACTGATATTTCAAATTCTTTTTTCATCTTTTTCGTTTATTTAGTTTGTTATTTTGGATATTCAAAGTTAGCAATAATTATTTGATTTACAAAATGTTAAACAATTTATTTTCAATTACTTACGCAGATTTTTTCATTATCTTTGGTGCAATGTTAGTGGTTGAGATTATACTTTTCTCTATACACGCAGTGGCTTCTGAAATGATTTTCTCAACATCGATTCCAAGCGATTCATAGAACAGGCTATTTCCGGAATAACATTCACTCGCTATTTGCAAGCATCGCTGTTCTTCTTTGCTAAATCCGTGGAATTTGGATAGTATTTTGAGTGCTTTCCCAATCTCACCTTGCTGAAAATATTGTATTGCCAATTCTGTTTTCGTCACCACAACTACTTGTTAAATATATATTTATTGCTATATAAAGATAACAATTTATTTCAAGATGACAATGCTGTATTTCTTTGATTATTTGTAGGTGAGCCAAATGGGCTTTGATTAAAAAGTTTTGTTTATATTTGCACATAAGATGGAAAATGTGTAATTTTGCATAGCCGTTTATGAACATACTAAACCCATATGAAGGAGTGGAGCATAAAGTTTATAAAAGAACTTTTCTCCAAAGCACCGAGGTCAAGGTCGAATTTGAACCAAAGATGACTCCGGCTGATTTCACGGCTCGTATAGTTCCATTTGTTAACAAGGCATTCAATAAAAACATTTCTGGAGAGTTGGACAAATCCGTTGAACAGATAGAACTATCTTCAAGTAATAGCCAAATAAGATTTGTTTTCAATCTCAACTCTGCTTGTGTCGTTGTGGGTTCTTCTGCATATAAAAGTTTTAGTTCATCCGTTGTTCCACATATTTGTATTTTTATAAACTACCTTAATGAAGTCGCTTGCATAGAACGAATAAAACAGACATACATCAACAAGGTTAATGTATGGCCAATAAAATCAAAAAATAGCAAGCAGGCTTTTGGCGGCGCTTCATTATTCATATTCAGGAAAGAACATGTAGAAGATATCGCAAATCTCAAGTTTGACGAATCTGATTATCCGGTTAGCGCCACAAAGGAGGCAGTCGTTAAGTGTGGAGAAACGGCCATATTAAAAGCTAAGATAGGCGTTGAATTGAAAGATGTTAATGAGACTCGTTTCATTCTTGAATTGCGTGCTCAAACTTCTAATATAGGAGTTGGTGATTTGATTTCGGATTTGCCCCAATTAAATGATATTATTTTTGGAGCGTTTACGGATATCGTTTCTCCTAATATATTTGATTTAATGTCAAAGGTCGAATAACTATGAGTGAAACAGAATTTAAGATAGACGAGCCGAATATACCTGCGACCAATCATAGTGTACATAATTGGGTGATGAAGGTATGTGTGTGTTCTTCAATTGCATTTTTATTCGGGAACTCTGTTGCTTCAGATACAGTGTATGGGAGTAATATATACCACGATGCTTGCAGCCCTGTATGTGATAATTGGCATATTGCAATTCCAGAATCTCTCGTAACAGAGTTAAATCGCAACGCAGAGATTAAAGAGCGACTTATATCCAGACTTTCAGAATTTAAGTCAAATCTTAAATATGGCTGGAATGGTGGTGCAGAATTGCCTATGGAAGAAATGTCCATATCAAATGCGTTGGCAGCCGTTGATGCTACTGCATCAGAAGAATTAGTCAAATGGACTGTATTTCCTTCTCCCAATGGAACAATTTTATTTTCTCCAACAGATGACTTTGTTGCAGGTATCAGTATCGGTAATAATGAGTTCTCATATGCGGCTCTTGGCAATAAAGGACAGGAAATTAAAGGCACAGAAATATTTTCAGTCAAATCTTTTAAATTGGCAATTAGGTTGATAAACTCATTGAATGAGGTGTGAGCAAAGTTGCAATTCATGAGCAATACAGTATTTCATAATGAAGAGATAATAGATGATTCAGAGCCAATATCACGGGTTTTGTTTTGTCCGTCTATGGTTGAAGATGGACGTGTTTCTCCAACAGCATTTGAATTGAACGATTTAAAAGGAGGTCCGGAAACTTATGTGTCTCTATTTTTGCTCAATCTTTTTCAACCGACGGAGGAAAACTGTGCGAAAATGCATGCAAGGAAAGAGGGTGATGTGCTATTTGGACATGCGGTGTCAGTTATAAATAAATGCAAAGACATTGTTTATGACAGAATTTCGCTTTCATTCAAAAAACACGATAAACATAATGTTGGGCATATCGGGTTGCATTATTCAAATGGTGGTAAGGCTATTAAAGGTAAATGTTCTGAGCCGTCATTTATTATTATAACAAGACTAATCGCACTACAATTTAAGCCAGTGCCATTTTCTTCGTACATCTAAACGTATTTATTGATAAAGATTACCACAATATAAAGAATACTCTACATACAGGAAAGGGACGCTTTGCGTCCCTTTCCTCGTTATTCTCATTTGTTAGCTTTTTTCTTTTTCAATGGCTTTTCTGATGCCATTGCTTTTTCCAATTGTTTTGAAACGTTTTCTGAAACTCGATTTGATATACGGGTAGAAATATCTTCCACCTGTTCACGTGTCAGTAGAGAACCCTTCAATTCGGATTCTGGACACATACTGCTTATCAAAACATCATACATATTTTTTATCGCTTAAAATAGTTACTAAAAAAGGATGCATTTAATTCGGGCTTGAAGTAATGTTTTCTATTTATCCACACAAAACCATCACCTTTAGAAATAACAGCCACATCTACAGGACCACCAACTGTTTCTTCCCCTGGTTGCATTCTGCGTACAAGTGAAGTCAATGAGATAAAACTTTCTGCCATATTCGCCATATCTTCTTTATCAAGTAAAACCACTGTATTTAACAATGGATCTGTATAGCAAGTTTTCATCTCTTTTACTATCTGCAAGCTTGTAGCTTTAAGAACCGAATTGATGTCTAATGATTTAACCGCTGAAGATAATGCTTCATTTCCTGGATTGGTATCCAGAATTTTAGTTATTTCTCCGATAACAGAATTTATTGATTTTTCTGTTACATTGGAAATTATATCCTGAAAACTCGGATGTATTCCACGAATGATTGTTTGGGTTACATCGATTTGTGCGAATGGTGCAATAACAGCTTCTGTCCCATGTTCTGAAATTACCGCAACTCGGTTGTCTTCTATGTAGTATTGTAACCGGCTATCTATACCTAAAGTTATATTTATTGGATAAAGAGCAGGGTAAATTTCGGATTCGCCATATCCAACAAACACCAAACCAGTATAAAATGATTTTGGAAATTTCGCAGTTAAGTAGTAATAAAAAGACTCACACAACAGATCGACATTAGAAAAGCTGCAATTAGTTGCATAAGCCAAAATATCATTATAAGCGTAGTCCTTAAATTTTTCATATGGATATGATATAAATTCATCACATTTCTCTAAGGACCTGTTAATTGTCATACAGTCATTTAACTTTCGCTCAATGTCAACATCTTTTTGGTCTTTTAGTTTGATACCATCATCCCTTTCAATTTCTTGCCGACAAATACCGCAAAAAGAATCAAGCAATGCCATCATCTGTTTCTTCTGAGTTAGCTCATCACAAAAGAAATTACGATGATGCAAAAAAGAAATGAAATCATCAAGATAATCTTTAACCGTCTGAAAACATGTATCATACAATTGCCTACGATATTCCTTGATTATAATATCCCAAGGTGTTCCCATAAAGGCTGCATTATTATATGTCATCACAGCCACAGGGTTATACTTTGATAGCGTAAAAATTTTATTTGCGCTATTGACGACTTTGTGAGTATTGCCCATAGTAACTGCGCTATCTGCGGCTACTGCAACGGCGTGTTTATTTAGAACGGCGACTATTGCTGTCATACTTATTTGGTATTATTTAGTGCAAATTTAGTAAAAAGCCCCAAAAAAACAAGCATTATCAAACCTATTTCTATTCATAATAGCAGTTCTTGCCACTTCGGCCAAAGATAATACAAACATAAAAATCACTTCACAACGTGTGCCACTTCATTGGAGACAGCCTTGTTAATGAAATCGTTTATGGTAGTTCCGGCAGCAGTGGCTGCATAGGCAACAAGACCGTGAAGTTCTGACGGCATACGAAGAACCAACTTGCCGCTGTATGGCTTTGCCGGAATAATACCACGCTCCTCACAACTTGCAAGATAGGTATCTACTGCGCTATGAAAATCATCTGTGATTTCATCAATCGTTGTTCCCTCATAAGAGATAAGGGTGCCGTGCAATCCTTGAACTTTACCGAATAAGCATTTGTCCTCATCGCTGTACTCAACAGAACCGGTATATCCTTTATATCTCAACTGTCCCATAATTATATAAGTTTTAATTCTTTCAATGTATCAATTAACTGCTTAACTTAGTATGACTTCAATTCTCCATTCGGGTGGGGTTTGTGGAGTAATATCGTGTTGTTGCCATTAACAAACTCAACTCGTGAGCAAGAAGTCTTACCCTTATTCCGTTCCTCAAAACCGAAGTATTCAAGCAACACCTTGGCTTCGTCATAATGGAAGTCTTTCGGCTTACTAAGCAATCGTGCTACCAGTTTTTCTTTCTTACTCATTAGTAATGGTTGTTATTTATAATGCAAAGATACTAAATATAGTACTATTGGCAAAATGTTTGTTCAAATTTTTCCGTGTAACACGCTCATTATCATTGATGCAATATTAAAAAGGAAAGCGCATCGATTCACATCGACACGCTTGACAATCAATTTATTCACATTTCAAATATGCAAGATAGAGAAAAACACCAAAACGTAATATACATTTGAGAGCAAACCAAGTTCTATCCAAAATACACATCGCTTTCGGTCAATGGCACTTACAACGAACCCAGCTATTGCAAGGAAAGGTATGCCATTCATTAGTATCAACCATAGCAATGCACAAACACCAGCGACTATGGCAGAATACTTATGAATGCTACCCTCAAACTCTTGCTTGAATGCAGGTGCAGAAGCTACAAACAGCAGACCGCCAGTCAAGCCAAATGCTAATGCCTTATAAGGTTCTGGCGTGAAGTCAAACAAGGGTACAACACACAATGCCACCGCTATCGCAAGTGTTATCGGAAACAGCCACTGTTTTTCAGAAACATAAAATGTATTGCTGATAGAAGTTGGCAACCCTCTATACAGAGAATATAATCCAAGATATACTCCCATTATCAGTAAAGACAGACTGATTAAAACAATATAGACCATAAGCGTATTATTTAATTACATCAAACACAGACCAATCAATTGAGTATTTCTCGTTCCATTCCTGCTCACAGACAGAAATTTTGTGGTTACTGAGTGCCACCGCAACAGATGCAAGTTCTTCAGCCGTTGTGAACTCGTGGAACACTGGTGCGCCATTCTGCGATGTTCCGAGATTGAGGGTGATAGGGAGTTGGATTAAACCACCTTGCAGGGCGACAATAAGCCCTGTCAAATCGCTTTTGCGTTCCTCCGTGTATTCTACCCTCAATCCATTCCATTCAAGTCCATAGCGGAGCTTATTTGCATACTCTTGCTCAACTGTAGCAATGATTGCTGACTTGATTTCATCAAGTGTAGGAAGATGATTAAAACGCAAGCGGTAGTTCCACCCAGTTTCATCATTCTCATTGTCCTTGCCGAAACCATAGATTAACTCGTATTTATTGCGACCAACTTTATAAAGTCCATCTTGTCGCTTGGGACTTCCATAAACTTTATCCATATCTTATAAATTGATGTTACAACGTTTTAGTATAGCTTCAAACTCTTGGTCGGTAGGTGTGTGGAGATTAAGGGAAGATGCAGAAACAAAATTCAGTTTCTTATACTTGCCTGAGTAATCAACACTTATGCCAACAAACATAGGCAGTACGTTTTCTTCTTCCATTTGGTCAAGTATTTGCCAAATCTCTCTGTCGCCAGTCCACAATTTGCAGACTGCACCGTGAAGTATCAGACTTATGACGTACTTGCTTTTCGGCTTTTCAACAAACTCACTTGCCACACCCTGTATGGCTGCTGTCTGTAATCTCTTGCTGTATTCTTCTCGTTCTCTGCGAGGAATAACATCACGTTCAAAGTCAAGTATAATCACGCCCTGCCTATCTACATCTTGTGGGTAAACCACTCTGCCTTTGAAGTTTTTCTTGCCGTCCAATGTAGATGGCTTTACCTTGAAATTTCCGAAATCATTCATATTTCTCTTGAATTTGAGTTTTTTATATTCTGTTGGAGTAATGAGTTTTTTGAGCAGGTGTTTACAATCAGCGTGTGCCACCATTCCAAAGAATGAGCCTATCAGCGATATTCTCCGCTTTCTTGATTTCACTTTGGATATTCTGCGAGCGAACTTTTGCTTTGTGCGCTTCCTGATGCGTGAATAAACAACACGCTTTTGCTTGCTGTCATCGGCAAATGTTACATATCCGAGATAATCAAGACCAACACTGATTGGACGGACAGCTTCGCTTGGTTTTATGGTCAAGCCTAATTCGGATAGAAGTTGTTTGAGGTAGTGGCTTAATTGCCACAACTCTTTCTTGTTGGAAGCGAACATCACTATGTCATCGCAATATCGGTAATAGTGATAGCGTATTTCCTGACCGTTGATTACGACTTTTCCATTACCCTTGCCAACTACACCAACTACTGTATCTATGTCAGTTATCTTATGGCTGCTGACAAGTTCACACATCTTGTGGTCAATCTCGCTCAAATGGAGATTGGCAAAGCATTGTGAAGAACGTAACCCTTTTGACAGACCATTATCAAGCAAACCGATGAAGTTGTCAAGCATAGGAAGTACAACAGTATCGCTGACATACTTTCTGATTTGTGATTTCATCAATTCTTGGCTGATGTGGTCATAATATCCGAGTATATCGCACTGATAGTAGTATTGCATTCCTTCTGGATCTGCCATCAAGTCTTCCTCAATGATTTTATGCAACCAGTGCATACCTCTGCCTTTTATGCTTGCTGCAGTGTTTTTGATAAGTGTTGCGTATGTGTATCGCTCAAATGGAACCATAATCGCATGACAGCCTATTCGATGAAATACTGTCGGTGCTTGCACAATACGTTTCTTAGGACCGTCTGTTACTTCAAGCGTTCTGAAATCCTTTTTTGTAATCCTGAAAGTTCCGGAATACAGGAGTTCTTTTAATCGCTTGCAGTATTCTTTCCTCTTGGGTTTAAGATGTTCCCTTTGCTCTGCGTTTTCAAGATGACCTACGACATAATCAAAACTATCATATATATTCCTGTCGTCAGCAATTTCATCAATGAGATTGCTGATTGGGAACGTCCTTGCTGTTTCTGCCGCAAGTGGTTCCGGACTATAAAATGGCAGTTCTGTAATATCCATAAGCCTTCAGGCGCTTTTGTTATTTTTCAGCTTTCTTCCTTTCGGAGAGGAGTGCTGAGGCTTGTGTCCCTCGGAAGATGAGTTTGCCATCTCGTGGTATTTTCAGTGCTTCCGATTATTGTTGTCCAAAGGGGCAATTCGTTTTGCGACTAAATGTGAGCCGAGAGCCGTTGTTCGTGTTCGAGTTCGAAGAAACGTTATTCGCATTCGAGTAAACGAGACCGCCATTCGCATTCGCGTTGTTACTCGCACGACCAACGACACGGCACCGGGGACACGCCACCTTTTATTTTGTTATTAATTTTATTCCATTTTTTGAGTGCGACCACGGCTTACTTTGCGCAAGCCGTGGAATAAATGTTTTGTTATTTGACAAACTCTATTTTGCCACTGAAGGCGAGCCGAGAGCCGCAGTTCGTGCTCGAGTACGAAGAAACGTAACTCGCATACGAGTAAACGAGACCGCCATTCGCATACGCGTAGTAACTCGCACGACCAACGACACGGCACCTACTGTGGGAATAGTATGCACAATCAGAATAGTTTTTGTTAAATGCAGAGTTGTCATTTGTTACTTTGCCCGGTACATAGTCCATGTATCTGCCGAAACGGACACGACCAATACAATAGCCAGATTGTGATGAGTTGTTGATACCTTGAACCACACGTTCTGTATCAGTCTGTACATCGTAGATATGCCAGCGAGCGTCAGTCGGGTAACTACCTTCATCAGTCGGACACTTCTTTGCTTTCCAGTCTGCAAAAGACTTGACATTCACAGCAACGTGCGACATCCATTCATAGTTACAAGCCACGAAATTCTGAATGCCAAACATCAAGTTGCCATTACCAGAACTTGTGTTTTCTTCGGTGCGGTTGCCAAGCGCATTAATGTTTATTCCATTGATTGTTTGACTACCTGTCGTATATCCAACTCCGCAACCACGACCACACACGGCTTGAATATCACGATTACCAACCAACTCCATAATGATGTTGGCAAGATCCTTAGACTGCTCGTAGGATATGGCGTGGAAGCCTTCACCTCTCATTTCACAAAGATTGATGCAGTCTTGACGGGTTCGGTTCAAAGACAATGGCACAGACAAATTGGTTACTCTGCCTTTGCTGTCATACGTCCAAGCGGAAGATGTTGTTGAAGTACCAGTTCCGACAACCGCTTTTGTTCCGGATATTGAGCGGGCACGGTTAAGGCTGTCTTGTCCCATACCATAAACGCCCACAAGAAACTCTTTTCGGAATACCCAATCAGGCTCAATCGCTTCAATAGAAGAGCTATCTACTGCTATTGCTTCTTGGTCATCACAACCGATTTGAGAAATGAAGATAAACTTGTCCGCACCAGCAGGAACGTTTGTGAAAATATAGTCTTCTCCGGCAATGAAGTCAAACTGAGAATGGGATATAGCCATTTTGAATGTGCTAATAACCTTACCTTCCGCATCAACAAATACGCAACCAAGTGTGTCATTATTGATGCCTGGCCAACGGACTTGTTTCATTCCGTTTACTTCAATGGCGTAAACACTACAAGCAGAATTAAGCGTAGTTACGGGTGCTTCGCCTATTACTTGGCTTGACAATACAAGTGCGGCATTTGCTTCAACAAGGAGGTCAGACAACTTATGGCGAATGATTTTTGTAGATGTAGAGATTGGTTCATCGGTGCAAATTGAACGAATGCCATATTTAGTTTGGTTCTTGAAGTCATTCACACCCTTATACCAATGGTTAGGAATGTGTTTGAAAATGTCATATCCCATACCAGAACTGTCTGTAAGGTCAATGCTCGTACCGTCAGCCATAAAGTTATAGTTGTCATCGCTGATTAGTTCACAATCCATAACCTTGGTGTTGGAGTTGTATGTTCCTTTGACAGCGTGACTCATTTCATCAAGGCGTTTGAAATGACCGCTTGGAACATAATCGTTGCCAAACAAATATCCTGTGCCGTTGTCAAGGTTCGTTATGTTCTCGCAATCGTCTTCTGTGTCAGTATAACTAACAAATGAGAATTGAGAGTTAATCACGTTCAATTCAGGGAAATATTGGTTGAGAGAGTTCAGACCAATAACGCCGTCAGAATCGTTGTCATCAATCAGTTCTGACAATATCCACCGACCGATTAAGCCCGAGCATTTACCACTTTCCTCATACGCCTTGCCAGTAGCATCAAGACCGATTGCACCGATAGAACATATCTTCCTCAACACATTGACACTTGCTGTCATATTGATGTTTGGAATACGAATTTCTCTAATTGAGCCACCATTTGCAATTTCCATAACAATGTTTTCCGTATCAATATGGCTACAGCCTTCAATCCACAATCTATTGATGCTTGCAACACTTGCAATAGTAAGACCGCCCGGATATGTCAAGTTCGGCAGGTTTACAAGCTCGAGCGATGTCATTGTTGCCGGAAGCGTCAGCGTTTCAATAGGCGAAGTTTGGGCAATGGCACAAGATGTCAGTTTGGTATCTGTCGCATTGATACTTTCAATACGAGGACAGCCTTTGGCATCTACGCTTGTTGCTGTGGTTTTGCTAATGTCAAGGTTGCGCAAGAACGGCATATCACCAAGGACAATTGAGCCAAGCGAATTAAAGCCGTTCAATGATGTGTTTGCCGTATGCTTATCACCTCCAAGAATGATTTCCTCGGCAAGTTCAAGTTTGCTCAAATCATCAAAATGGAACGCAAGCGACATTTCAGAAAGGTCAATCTTGCTCATTCGTCCCGGCTGATAGATGTAGAGCAATGCTCCTGCATCATGGGCAAAGTTGGTGAACTCGTGCGATTCTCCAGCTTCAAGGAATACCGTTTCTGACAACTGACCGCTTGCATCATTTCCAATACCGAAATATCCGGTTGCTGATGCTGTGATGTATATCTTAGAACTTTCAGAGATTGCAGACACACGACCGCTCAATGGATTTGTGAAGAAATCTCCTGTCTGATAATATCCATCACGTATCGCCCAACGCTGTTCAATGAATCGTGGCATTGTTGTCAATCCCAATCCGTGCAAAGCATAGAAGTAGGGCAAATTGGCAATACTTGTATGGTCAATGTACTTACGTTCTCCGTCATACGAAGATATGACCTTTGGCCAGAATTGCAGTCTGCTTTCCACGAAGAAGTACATTGCTCCGTCAGGAGAGAATGGAACCATTGTGCGACCACCAATCTCTGATGTCTGATTACGCATCTTGTTGATTACACTCTTCAGCGAAATCGTGGTAACACCAAGGTCATTGCTATTCCAACACTCTTGTTGCTTATCAATGTTGTTGAACAGCACAGAGCCACTTCCCATATAAGGGTTGGTGTAACCGCTTTCTTCATCAGTCGGTTTCATCGGATCTACCTCGGCATCAATATCACGACCACCGTCATTATCTGAGCCATTGCAAGTATCACAGTCATACACTTTGTTCAGATACATTCGTGTCGGCTCCATGTTCTTGTAGCCTGAATAAACACCGTTCTCAACCGAACAACCGTCTTCAAGGAAGAACATAGGCTGCATATTCTTGGCACGCTGATCGACAGCCGCTAAATAGTCGGAAAATCCAGTGTAAGCCATTGCACTTTCAAGAGAGATATATCGGTAGGCGTTCTTCTTCCAAATCTCTTTCCAACCATCGACCTTTGAGTAATCGCACGAATCAAGGAAACGCAATACATTGAACAAATCGTATGGAACTTTCTTACCAAGAGCAAGGTCTTCTTGCAACTGGTCATTGTCAATCATACATTCAAAGTAGTACGTCCACGCAGGATATGTTTCAGCGGCAAGACCAAGTTTGTTCACCCACGATGATTTCTGTGCGATAGGCTTCATCATATCATCAACTGTGGTTACACCTTGGAACCAGTCCATACCTGCATATTGAAGCAACTCATATCCGCTTACAGGATTGAGTACATCACCAGTAACGACCCACTTGCCATCAACTTGTTTCATTGAACCAGTTGAGCGTTTCCATGCACCGCTTACATAGCGATAAATGACATAATCTCTACCGCAGTATTGAGAAATGAGGTATATGCCGTTTGTGTCAAGTCCGTCAGTTGTCTTAAAACGTGTTTCTGTCTGAGCAAGTGTTTCGCCAGCAGTTCCGAAGAACTCAATGAAATCGCCATAGTTCAGACAGCCTTTGTTATATCCGGGAGTGTCTTTGAAACCGAGTGCAACTTGCTCGCCCTTGTCTTCTTTCCAATTGCCTTTTGCGTGGAACCAAGCATCTTGCAGAGTGTCGGTTGTGGCACGGAAGCAGGCTATCGGGTGATTTTTGGTTGAATGGTCCATTTGCAAACCAGTAAGCACATCATCACCACCCAAGTCTTGCGTACCGTCAAATGCACGTTGTGCAGGTGTCTGATAAGCAGAGCCAAGGGCTCGGAATGTTGCGTTCATCATATCACATACACCACAGTCATTAGCATTGCTACTGTCCGAGTAGTCCACCTTGACAGTGATAACATCAACGAACAGACCTGTTTCGCTGACATACACCTTATTGTGTTTTGCTGCAAGAATTGCCTTTCGTCCAAGTTCTGTGCTTTCATCTGGATTAAGCAGTGTTACAGTTGCTTTCTTACCAGTAGCCTTGTTCTTCTTGTTGAAGTTGAAGCGGTCATTCTTGATTGGGCGTTGTGCAGATGTTGTTCCCTGACGTCTCCAAAGCGTGTTTACAGCCTTGAAGTTTACTTCCGGGTGTTGTGGATTGAAGTAGTAGAGTGTACACGAGAATTGGTCTGATGTACTCGTACCACCATTCATCTTATAGTCATAGTTGTCAAACGTTGTCTGGTCTGCAACGATGACATAGTAAGGAATACCTTTTGCTTCCATAAGCGACATTGAGGGCTTTCCGGTTGTGTCAAGCACATTCTCTTTGTCATATTCAGCAATCATAGCATCAACATCGCTCAGTTTGCAAAGATAGTTTTGGAATGCCTGCAACCACTCCATATAGCTGTTATAAGCCATAAAGTAGTTGAGATTGAAATCTCCATTTTCAGAATTGAATGTAATGGTTTTGTTTTGTCGGAGTGCGCTTGTCCCCGGCAGATAGCCGATGGCTGCACATTCTTCGCCATTCACATACAATTTCACAAACGAATAATTCGTACCTGAAGATGCGTCCGATGCTTTATAGGTTACATACTTTGTTCCTGGCTCTACGACAACGGCAACCGTAACCTTTTCTCCGCATCTGAAACCTACTCGCTGCCTTTTGGGAGTACCATTGAGAACAGTCAATACGACTTCGTTGCCTTTGACATAAAAACCAACACCTGCCGATGGGTCATAACATTCGCACAGCATTGCATCTTTATCCTTGATACTCTTTGTGGAGAATGCGAATTGCAATGCACAGCCACTTGTTTCAAGTGCTGATGACGAGAATGGAGAGTATGGTATTTCTGCCGTAACATTCTCTGCAATGCGCAATACTTGCTCACCAAGAATAGAGACAAATCCATTGGAATTGTAGTTACAGCCATTAACGACCATTGAGTAATCACCATCTTTTATGCTGTGGTCTGTCTCGCTGTTGCTCCTTGTTGAGAAATCGAATGAGAACAAAGCACCTTCTTTTACGCTTGCATCAATAGCAGAACCCTCAATCGTCAATGTGATTGTTGCACTTTCAGACGAACTGCTACGAGCAAAAATATCAATGCTCTTGCTTCCGTCAGTTGCATAGCCTTGTATCTGTTTGCTTACGTTGTACGGCTGGCCTATCGGACAATTTACAGTAGTTGCAACAATGCCGTCAATAACGACCTCTACCGAAGTTGTTGTCTTGTTTGGCGTGTATGCTGCCACATCAACCGAGAGACTGTCATACAAGCGGATTTTACCATTATTTCTATCATCATAGCGTAATGCCACCAGTGGAACAGATGACGTGCTATCAACACACATTATAGCAGTATAAATGATGTTGCCTTTTACACTTGATGCGATATCTGTCCCCTGTATCCGTATTGGATAAGCACCGTGAGAAAGCACCTCGCCATCACCAAACGCATTATTTGGGTTGATAGAGATGTTGTGAGAATACGTATCTAAGACAGTGGCAGTGCCAAGAACTTTCCATTCTCCGTTGTATAGCATTTCGGTTTTGACAAGAATGCCTTGCTTGGTGCTTACATTGTTCTCAAACTTATACATCGGCAAAGACTTCTCCTTTCCACCGACTTCAAGTGCGGTAGATGATGTATAGTTTAGTGTTTGTATGCAAGTACAAGTAACATCAACAGCGGTAACGGTTATAGTTCTGCTCTTAGTGTTGCCGTCAGCATCTGTTGCCGTGATTGTAAAGTCCTTGCTTGATGCTGATGTGATGAAGTCTGTGAAGTCAAACTTGAATTTGAAATCAGTAGCACTTGTAGAAGATGCAGTATTTACTGTATCACTCCATAGCAAAATGCGTGTAAGTGGGTCAATAATGCTTATTGTCTTGATTGTGCCGAGTATTTCGGTATCACCATCAAAACTAACACTTTTGATTGCTGCACGCAGAGTTATATTGCTTCCAAATGCACCGAAAATTGCTTGCGTTTCTGGATAAATGTTGAGTGTTGAACCACTTTGTGAGCCACCGCCATTGCTACGAGGAATTTTTATAGCATCGCCAACTTTTTCACCTTTGGCATTTACTCCTTGGAAGATATAGTTTTCCGCATCGCTAAGGTCGTCAAAGTTTGCAACAGGCTTGGTCTGGAATGCTTCAAATGCACCGCCAGAAGTCAAGACCTCTTTGCTGTCTTTTTTGACTTCATCAGTGGACGCAATATCACTGCCACCGCCATTGCCAAAGTCTTTCCATTGACTTTCATTGGTGGCAGTCATATCAGTCAGTTTACCTTGGTACTGTTTTGTCTCCCAAGTGTTCGTTTCTGCATCACGTCTATACGTTATGACAAGACCTTCCTTGCGATACTTTATACCACTTGACTTCTCGTAGTCTATCAATGATTGAATAGCCATTGACAAAGTATAGTCTTTGTCCTCGTATAATTGATTGATGTTGATAACAGGTTCTACACCTGCGGATATTCCTGCTGTGTCAATCCAATTTCCAATTTCTACGAAGTCAACCTTCTTGGTGGTGCTACCGATATATTGGTATGTTTTCCACGATTTGTCCGCTATGGCAAAAGTGATTTGCATACCGAGTTTGTTCTTTCCTTTTTCGCAAGCAACCTCAATGGCGGTCTGCAAGTTGTAGTATGGATTGGTGCTATCAACAATAGGAACCTCATTCGTTACGTTAAAGCAGTTACCGACTGACGAGTTTTCCTCAATGAGTTTGACGATTGCTTCTTTGCTGGATCCAACAGAAGCAAGTGCGTTTTCAGATTTTAGCCAAACATAAGTAGCACCGCTATTGTCAATGAAAATACGGTCTGGGCGAGGAAACTCCGATGTTGTGTTATAGTCAAGTCTCTCTGGCCATTCGGAGCAAAAGTATAATGTGCCATCTTTGTTAATGTCAATACCGATACGGAATGATTTGTCAATGGTGGAGTAGTAAATGTCTTTCTCATCGTACTGATATGGAAACGTCTCTGATTCATCCCATTCAAATCCACCACCTGCATCACTGAACGATTTTGTAAGCACATTACCAAAACGGCGAGCAAGACCGACTTTTTCAAATTCGGCAATTTTATCAGCAAGTTCTTTTCCCTCATTTCCCGGATATGCGTCTTTATCTGTATATCCAAGTTTCATATCAGATCCAATGATTATGAGAGATGATGAGCCTTTACGATATACTTTGCTTGTGGAAGTACAAGTATAGATTTTGCCAGAAACCGGTGTGCGACCATTGTCTGTGGCTATGCCAAACTTATCTGCATCACCCCAATTGGGATAGTAGTTAAAATTATTTACTATCAGGCTTGGCTTACCATCAACATCTTTCCATACATCATCTGTCACAGAAAGTTCCGGCGAAGCCAATGCCTTTATCGTTGAATTAGGACGAAGCACAGAACCCCATTCATCTTCTGCGACAGTAAAACGAGCGACTGCAAGAACGAATGTGGAAGTAGCTTCATTATACACAACCATACAGCCGCTGTCAGTTGATTTCTTTGTAGTTGTGGTTGATTGTAAAGTAACGTCAGATACTATCGAATTAAACTCTATAACATTATCAAACTCTGTTGGTATATGTTTAGAGGGTACTAATCCGTTTCCATCAAGTGGTGCGATGCCATTAGTGGCACCTATTTTGTTGTTTACTTTCTCAATTGATGTTGTATTATTTTTTGCCACTTCCGATGCTTTGTCAGCAGTCTTTTGTGCGCTGTCAGCAGTTTTCTGTGCATTTTCAGCCTTGCTTTTTGCATCAGAAGCGGTATTCATAGCATTGTTGGCTATTGTCGTGGTGCTATTGATGGTGTCTTGAAGCGTTTTATCTGTATTCTCCCTTGCCTTGGTTTCTTCAATCAAAGATGAATCTGTCGCATCAATAATATCGACAAGCATCTTGCCGACACGCTCTGCGGTATTGTTACCCTCGCTATCCTCGTAGCGAATGACTTCTGCCTGGTTTTTGAGAAGTGATTTATTGTTAAGTGCCATATCGTAAGATTTTATCCTATTTTTCTAATTTTAATTCCTCCACTTGAAGTGGATTTGCCTATGCCATTTGAAATCAACCCTATACGCTTGCAGTAATCGATGCAGTCTTGCAGATAAGAGTTTGCCACCTCTATCGTGTCGTTATAGCAAGACGAGCGTTCTGCTGTTGATATGTGGGTGGAGTAGTCCGATTCTTTCAGAACAACGCCATATCTTGTAGGTTGGAAATCTCCGACCATAACATTTTTAGCAAATACGTAGTAGGATATTGTGGCTTTCAATCCTGTGAAATGGAATACATCACCACGATACACATAAGAACCACCTGAAAGCAATTTTTCAAGGGATTCGTCAATATCGTCCTGAAGTAAATGATGATACAACTTATCGCCAAGGACAGGCTTAATGCTCATCATCTCAACTTCAGTGATATATGCAAGCAGTCTTTCTTCGTTTATGTTGTTGCCCATTGGGCGTCCGGCAATGACTACTTCATTGGTTTGAATGAGGTGTTGTTTCATCTTGCAATGCAACTGATTGGTTACTAACATACGGTAGAGGTTCAATCTCATAATCATTACTTGGATTTGCAACCTCATACCATTTATCAAAAATTCTCTTTAAGGCACGGGAAATGGCTCTACGCTCTTTGTTCACAAGTGAATTGTAGTATTCGTAGGCTTCCGCCAAAACAGTGCCGCTAAAGCCAAGTTTGCCAGCCCTGATACAATACCACGGCTCTTGACCAAATGCCGAATAAATCCTTTCAACAATGCTTTGCTCTGTGCAGGTGAATTTGGCATCATAGTTCGTGCCTTCAACGTTGATAAATTCCGGCTTGTCATCATCGGCATTGAGTGTAATATCCATTATAGAGCAACAATTGGCATCACCTTGAAATACATCAAGACTCTTGCTGAAATCATACTCATCATCTTTCTCTATCGTATTCCCATTCTCATCAAAGTCATAACGGACACCTTTCTTATGTACGAACATACCAGCAAGCATAAATCCGTTACGCACATTTCGGTACTTTACGTTGTCAAGACCTTCGTCTGTGGAAAGACACGTTACAACCTTATCGTAAATAGGTTTGGGATATTGACAAAAGCCATCAAGGCTGAACCATAGTATCTGACCTGAATACATATCAATACCGCCCTCGTGTTCAATCTGCGACATAACCACTTTCTGAATAGGATTGAACATATATATCTTCTTGACGGATTTCTTATCTACAATCAGTTTCTTGCCTTTTCGTGTACTTTCACCAGTCCAATCCGGGTGAACATTGACATACAGTACCTGACCGTTCTCATCTTCCTCTTCAAGTCTGCAATCTTGGAATGGGACGTGTTGCAGTTCTACTATTTCTGCGGCGGCATTGTAATTGACGTGGAGCGCAAAGCCACGATACAATGCCACATCTTGTGCAATCAGACGAAAAACGTCATCAATAGTCTCTCCTTTGCGGTTGCACACATATTCCGCAAAGTCGGTATTTCGTAATCCATTCCCCTCAATGAATGTCTGATACCTATCTACACACCCTGCTCCCGTAGGACTATTCTGTATGAGGTCATACATTCGTTGTGGGTACAAGTTATCCGAACCATAACTTTGAATGTTAAGATTCATCAGATAATTTGAGGATATGCGTTTAGGCGGTCGTATTACGTTGTTGGCATTCATCTACAAGAATGGATATAGTTGTGTTTATTGGAGGTCAATGGCGGGCTCTGATGCAGCACTGTCTTGAACTTCCGAATTAGTGTCTTCAGTTGCGGCTTTGGCTTTTCTTGAACGAGTAGCCTTTGGAGTGCTTAACTTGGCAATTTCTGCTTTCAGGTTAGCCACTTCCTCTATAAGCGCATCACGCTCTGCGTATGCCTGTTCAAGAGATTGGTTTGCACCAGCAAGTTCAGTTTGCAGACTATCCTTTTCAGCAGCCAACTGAATATTCTGTGCTTCAAGCATTTCAATTTTTGACACGGAGTTGTCTGACACGTTATCGTTTGTGCAATTTTGTTGGAAATCAGAAACTTGCGTTTCCCAACCATCTGGCAAATAGGAAAACATCTTAGCGTTTTCCTCGCAAAGCGACAAATACTTAACGGCAACCTCATCAGTAAGATTGGCGTTAGTGAATGCTTGTGAAGAACCGAAGAATGTAATCACTGCACCTGCTTTAAGTTGATATGAAGATTTCTTTGGCATTTTCTGTTCACGTTTGAGTTTTGAATATATTTCTATGTATGCATCTCGATAGCAATTACTACACCCTTTATTGGTTATCTCCTTGCCAAAAATCATATAGTACATACTATCTAAGAAAGAACGGTCAAGAGAAGAAAAGCCGCTGTGATAACGGCTTTCCATTTCTCTTAACCGAAGTATGGTAGAATCGTAATCCATAATCAAGTTTTAGATACCGGAAACGAGGGACTGAAGTGCTGTACGGGTGGTAGCAACATCTTCTTTGAACAAATAAAGTGCAGGAGACGGAGCACCGCTTTCTTCAAGGGTCGAAGACCAACCGCCATCGGTTTCTTCGGAGTATTTGTCATCGGCAAGAGCAGTGGCAGACAAACCTTGCTCAAAGCCGTAAACTTGGAAAGTATTCTTGCCGTCTTTTCCGGCAAACTGATTTTCAAGTACAACTACGAATTTTCCATTGGCAAGTGGGTCTATGATGTCTCGAACAACATCTGGACCATTGTCAAGTATTACGACATTGACAGTCTTGGTAAATTTCTTTCGATAAGTACCGTCTGCAATCGCAGTATTTGTACCCGTGAAAGGTGTCTTTCCGGGTACATACATACGATAGCCCTTTTTGCCAGTCTTTAATACAAGTGAGGAGAGGATAAAGCGGTTGTCTTCGGCACGAGCACAAGAATCAAAGTCTATGTCATCATAGTTCATTATGTAGCCATAGTTCTTCAATCCGCCAACAGAAGCATTGTCGCAGTCAGCGACCATATCTGCTGCCAATTTGTAATCGCAACCATTTGAAGCCATAACTTATCCTTTCTTTAGAATGCACATTGCACGAGAGCATCTTCTCCTACAAGCGTACCGATGTTAGATTGAGCAAAAATGTGGTTCAGACGAGTAACATCATCAAATGTTACACTGACATCACTGATAGCGTCTTTAGCAGTTGTGCCGGCAAAGATGTTTTGAGGTGATGTGAGGATAGCACGGTGAGGACAGTTGAGAGAAGTGCCGTTGTCTTCGTACTTCTTAATCATTCTATCCCAAATGTCAAGCACTACAATGTTATGGCCATCATACTGCGACATTTGAATGCCACCTGTTACTTGTTCAACAGTAAGTTGAAGATTGTGCAAACGCTTAACATCGTTACGCAATGCTTTGAAAAGGGAGTTGGTCATCATAATGACGTGGTCCTCTTTGTCAAAGATACGAGAGTCAGCGTCAGACAGCAGTTCATCAACAATACCGACAGCAACGCCTTCTTGACGGATTGCTTCTTTCTGCGACTGATAAGTCACCTTTGAGTCGGAATCTTTTGCCGTGTTGGCTGCAATGGTGGTGAGTTGGTGAGCATTTGCGGCAGTGATTGCCTTGAAACGCTTGAACAAACCATCACACATTGTGAACAATGCAGGATCCACCCCGGCAGTAATCAGACCGCTACTTGCAATGTTCTTGGCATCTTTGTCTCCGAAGAATACAATACGCCAATACATATCGGTCATAGCACGTTGAAGGAGAGGAATGAGAATGTCATTCCAATACGGAGTGTCGGTAAGGTTGTGTACGTTAGTACCCCAATCAAGACCATACTTGGCGAGAGTATTTTCCAACTCGGTGTAGCACATCTTCAAAGGGATTTGCCAAGGACCGAGTTCCCAAGTCTTTTCAATGCCGTTTACATTGACATTATCATAGGTTGGGTTACAACCTGACTGGTTCTTACCAACATCGCCCATATCGTCAATGTACCCAAGTTTCTGACCATTGAATATGCCAGTCTGTTGGGTCATCACGAGTTCGATGTCCGGGTCATTGAAAACGGTGAGGAAAAGGAGTTCGCCCAAGTCCCTTAGCGCACCATTATCAACGGTAAATTGACTAAAATTCATAATTCAAAAAAATCTTTTAGTGTTGATTAAATGGTTTACTTGCGGCGAGCAGCACGTTTTGCATCAGCGGCAGCACGTTGCTCACGAATACGTGCTTGTGTAGAAGATTCACCGGCACCACGGCGACCGCCCTCTACAAAGCGACGATTCTGCGAAGTGTATGTGGACTTGGAATCAAGTACACGTTCAAGCCACTTGCGACCACCAGCCTTGCTTACTTTTGCAAGAATTACTTTTTCGTCAGCAGAGAGAACACGAGCACCACCACGTTTGAGGGCTTCAAGCTCCTCTTTGAGTTCCTCGTTCTCTTCTGTAAGCTCTTCATTCTCGGTTTCAAGTTCTTCAACTTTTTCCACAAGTTCTTCCTCGTCCATACCCTCATCGGTTACAGTGCCGTCAGGAGCGATGATTGAGGTGATAACTCCGTCTTCAACGATGATTTCAGTACCATCTTCAAGGACGAAGTTGCCATCAGGAGAAGCAGCATCACCAACTTGTGGGTCGCCATCTTCTCGTTCAACAGTGAGTTCTGTGCCGTCTGCTGCGGTTACAACCTGAGCACGCATAGAAAGGTCTGTAATGCGTTTAACACCAGCCTTGGCGAGAAGTCGCTTCAAAAGAGACTTCTCAACAGTTACTTGTTTTTTGTTCATAATTGTTGTTTTTGAAATATTAAAAGTTCGAGTTTTTGATGCGGTAAGTGGCGACAGGGTCTTGCTGATAAAACCGAGTTCCATAGCCCGATCACTTGTGATGTAGGTATCCTTATCCATTAATGCTTGCAGTTCTGAACGGGAAGCATTTGTGCGCTGAACATACAAACCGAGAATCTTCTGTTGTTCTTCACGCAACGCTTGCGCTTGAATTTTGAGTTGGTCAATGTTCTTGTCCAAAGCGTCTGCCGTAAGGCGCACTGCATAATCAATTTCCGGGCAGCCAAGCGCAGGGTTGTGAATACAGAAATGGGCGTTCTTGTATGCGAAGCGTCTTTCAAGTGGTGCGGCAAGCAGAATTATGGTTGCCATTGAGGAACACTCTCCCTCGACAGTGCAGGAGATTGTTTTCTTAGAGCGGCGCAACTTATCGTATATCGCCCAACCCTCAATGCAATCTCCTCCTCGACAATGTATGCGAATGTCAATTTCATTGTCGTTCTTATCCATTGCAGAAATAAACTCGTCAATGTCCTTGAAGCATACACCGTCAATGCCTTCCCACATTTGAAGTTGAATCTTTTCATCTTCTCCAACAATGTCATTGAAAATTTTGAGGGTTGCCATAGCGAGTGTATATAATCTTGTTATATTGCAAAGTTACGAGTAACCAAGCGTAACAGATTAGTTTATAGGACAAAGTAGCTGAACGGCTATGTTCACCAATGAAGCGCAACTACCCAAATTGAATACAAAAAGGGAGAAAGCCAAAAAGCCTCCTCCCTTATAGGTTGGTTAATTGTTCCAGTACGATTAAATCAAAGAGTTGTGGTAAGGTTGATTGCGATGCCGAGTGCTGACGCAATGCGTAGGAATGACGAAAGTTGCATATCCGTTTCTCCTTTCTCGATGCGGTTGATGTATGACCTCTCTCGCCCGATTGCTTCTGCGAGTTCCTTTTGTGTCATTCCGAGGGCTTTTCTACGGTCTCGTAGGATTTCTCCGTAGTACCACGCCTTTGCTTTATTCTCAAACTCAATACGAGATGGAGAACCGGGTTCTCCGTATTTCTCGCTCAGTTCACTCTCGGCTGATGTCAGTCCTGATACAGTGGATAAATCTGCATCACGGAACTTTGCTAACTGCTCTTTCGTGAGCCGTGGATAATTTGTACTCATATCAAAGTTATTAAAATGTTATACGCCTTTTTTATTTGCTTATCGTAGTCTTTGTTGCTTTTCTTGACAAAGCCGTTCAGTACAAGTATTTTGGTAGCAAGACTTATGTTGGCATTGTCTGCGGCAAACAATATCACCCTTATTTCATTATCAACAGACACTCTCAGTTCATAAAAGTCAGAACTTATAACCTTCTTGACAAACTTCTGAGATAACGGCATCTCGTGCTGAAGAATGGATATGCAATATTCCAGTTTGTCAGCGGCTCGCTGGCTTAATGTTTCACGGAACTGAATAAAATCTTCGGAGTATCGTATGTCTCTATTCATTGTATGGGTATTATTTGATAATGCAAAGGTAACTAATTAGTTTCTTTTTACCAAATAATAGCGCATAAAAATTTTATTTTGTACCTCTGATTTTTAGTGAGTTGCGTAGTAGATAACTGTCTATAGCAGCCAATGTTGTACATCACTTATGCGACACTCTTTATTCCACACCTTTCGTGGACTTTATCTATAATATGTTCAATCAACTTTGGAGAGAACTCAATCTCCTCATACTTGTCCATGGCAGAGTTATAAACCGACACTTCAAACTCCATACTTGAAATGGCAATTTCTACTTCATCTATCTCAATGCCACCAGATGGCGGTGTCCAATAATCTCCGGGATCGTAGTCGTCGTGAAACGATATATACGCATCATACTTGGCAAGAATGTATATATCTGCATCATCGGAATTGATGCCAGGCAGACCATCATAACAGATTTCTTCAATCTCGCCCTCGGTGGAATGTGAGCCAGAGTTATAGCAATGCCCAAGCTCATCTTCGTAGCACTCAAAGTCTGAATAATCGCCACCACAAGGGTCGTCAATGATGGATTGCAGTTTGTTTGCTGTATCTGCTATGATGGCTTGAACCTGTTCTTCTGTAGGTTTCATATTTCAGATAATCTTAGATTAGGGTTGATGCCTTGAATGAGCGGAAAGCGTTCTTTTCGCAATCCCAATAACAGATGACATCTTCATTCTTGGAATGTGCTTTTGTTGTTCCCTTTGCTTGATAATTCAAGTTGCGGAGAGTGCCTATCGCCTTTCTGATTTCTCCATTAGATTTGCGAAACGTGAAAACAACTATGCCCGAAAGCATTTGAGTGTAGATTTTGACAGCCTTCCATGCGGCTTTGAGTGCGTCAGATAATGTGGCTGCTTGACCTTTACGAATGATTGCGTGGGCAACCTTGAATAACTTTGATTTATTAACTTTCATCTTTTTCGTGGGTTTGGAATTAAATTCTTATTTGCATATAAACAGACTTCTGTTCGCTATATTTAGCATATCTCTTTCCATACGTGTTCGTCATTCAATCTTGAATAGCAAGGTGCGAAGTAGTCATAGTTTAAACCTGCTTCATAAACGAAATCGCCGGTGTTGTCCTCGTCTGAATATTCCATGATAGCCAAATAGAACACGTTACTATTTACATCTTCATTTTTGCGTATGATTTTTTTCAGAATATTCTCCAAGGATCTATGTGCTGAGTGCTTGGTATATCTGACATCAATGGTTTCGTTGCTGAGCGAATTGTTGGCTGTATCGTCCATATTAATCAGTACAATTTCATACTGTCTTTTCATCTTTTTCGTTTATTTAAGTTGTTATTTTGAATACCTAAAGTTACCAATAATATTTTGATTTACAAAATATTAAACAATTAAATATCAGAGAGTTATATGTTTTTACACCAATTAAAATCCCGAAAGAAATCATTACGATACTTTCGGGATTGATATTGTCAAAGGGCTTATATCTATACTTGTGGCACTTCTTTTGGAACAGCATTCTTCGCCTGCAATTCCTTTTCAAGTTCGGCTATTCGTTGTTCGTAGTCTTTGCACTTCTGCTTGTAGTCATCAGCCAACTTGCGGTCTATTTCTGCCACATCAGATTCATACGAGTGGTTCAGTGCTATGTCAAGCAGCGATGCAAATCCTGATGAGTAGCCAACAGACTTGTCTGACAGCATCATTCTTATAAACTCTCGCATTATCGAATCTTTGTGTTGTGTCAGTTTCGGAAATGCAGTACTTATATCCACCGCACTTTCGTAATCCATTCCAATAGATTTGCGGAACTCTTGCGACAGTCTGCTGACAAGCAGGGCAAGAAAGATGTTTTCTTCGGTGGCATCAAGAATTGCCTTATTGTCTGCATAGGTCGCTGTCTCCATAAAGGCTCTCTGGCGTTCTACACGTTCTACCTGCTTGGCTTCATCTGCTGCTCTTAGCTCTTTCTTGTACATTGACAACTGCTCCGCCTTAACAGTATCGCTTTGCTCCACTTGTCCGATTTCATCGGCTTTCAAGTTGAACAAATACTTGACTTCTCCAGATAAGATGCCATTGTAACTAACCTCAAAGACCTTGATAACAAGACCTGCATTGATGTTGTCCTCAAACACAGCCTTTACTCTTTCATAGTTGGCAAGGCGCTTTTGATAACGCTTATCATTAACATCACAATCATCAGACGGTGGCGTAGGTTCTATCAGATATTCTCGTGTCCCGAGTGGCTGTGGAAACAACTGATAGGCTTGTGCCGCTTGGACGATATGTTTGTTCTCTTCTGCACTTCCTGAATATACGACAGGAAATCCCAACTCTTTAGCCTTTCGGAATATCGCTTCTTGGTTTTTAGCCCGGAACAATTCTTGCTTCATACAACGAGGATTGTCATTGTCCTTGAACATCGGTCGTGATGCGGTGTTAAACTTACAGCCTATGCAAGACTTGCACGAAATGTAGGTTTCATCAGCAGGGTCAAACTTTGCAGTTGTGATGTGGCACATAACGTGTTCATCAATCCATTCCTTTACTTTTTCAACGCTTAATGTCTTAAAGTTCCAGCGCTCAATATTTGCCGGCTGGAAGCAACTCTCAAACAACGTATGTTGCTGCTCTTTCGTGAGTTTGGCTATTTCTGTAAGATGAGTAAGGTTAAGAGTATTCTCACGGAGCAACTTCACGAACTCTTCAATGATGTTGTTCAACTGAATACGACCGACAACAAAACTCATACTCTTACCGATGATTTTTGCGATTTCCTTAACTGGTACTTCACTTTCTTTATACAGATAGCGAATGGCTGACGCTTCTTCAAGTGGGTCTATATCCTTGCGTTGCAAGTTCTCAATGACCATACAAGCAAACGCCTGCTTGTCGTCAAGTTCTTTCACTACGGCTTGGATTGTTTCAAGACCGAGGAACTGTACAGCTCTGTAGCGTCTTTCACCGCAAACGACTTCATACTTTATTCCTTCTTCACCTTTTATCTTGCGAAGCGTGATTGCGTTAATCAAGCCGTTTTCTTTGATACTTTGAGCCAATTCCTCAATTTCGGTTTGGTCAAATGTCTTTCTTGGGTTTAGTGCGCTCGTTGTGATTTCTGCGAGTTTAATGTCTCTTACTTGGTGCATATACTTTTGAGTTTAATATTCAACATTACAGCCAATCAAATGATGATGGTTTCACTTCTTTTGGCTTGGTACTCTCGATTGCATAGGTGTTGATGAAGTTCGCATAGGATATAACTACGTATTCTTCATAACTACGCACATCATCAACCTTTTCTTCTGGACTTTTGTTGCACGGCATCTGAATGCTTGTGAGTGTATCACTGATTACAACAGCAGGTCTATTTGCACCCTCTGCTGCGTTCAGATACATCTTTGCAGTGCCGAGTTCAGAAGTGATGGCATACATTGACAACATTCGTCTGAGCGTGCTTATCACATACTGGTGTCCGTCTATAACGATTTGGTCGTCTTTGTGGCTGTCGCTTTGCTTGCACCACCAGCAACAAGCTCGGTAGAGTTGTCCGAGGTCTCCTCTAAACAAGTTTGACAAGTCTTTGGGAATAACCCTATCAATGTTCGGGTATTTTCCTACAATCTCTTTTCCATCAATTGAGAGGGTTTTGCTAGCGAAGCGTTGGTCAGATTCGTTATACACAACCAAGATGTGTGTATCTGTTGCGTAGCAACGGTTTTCTTCAAAGTGGACGCCCATCAAACTTGGTCTAACAGGATCCTTGCATGCTATTTCCTTGAATAGCGCTTTTACAATGGCCTTATCCATTTTCTTTCAGTTTTGGCTGTTAAATCTTATTTGCTATATGATTATTTTGATAGTTCTAAGTTACTCAGAATGATTGGATTTGCAAAACGATAAGCGTTTTATTTTCAATGCTATACGCAGATTTTCATTCGTTATCATTTAAGCAATTTTGGAATTTAATCCAGTGTGTCCATATCGGTTTTACATACGAGATAGTTATTGTCTTTATCGTAAGTTTGACCATATCTTTCCAGCATACTCAAATCGTAGTTGCTTAATGGTTCTTTACATCCTTTTGCGTGTTCTGTAGCAAGAGATATTGCGACAGACTTAGTGGAGCAGACGGCAAGTAATGTAAGACTGGATTTGCTTAACCACGTATCTCCTGAATATAACAGATGCACTTTCATACTAATATCGTCTTTGTAATCTTGCCATTTGTGATTTATACAGGTACGCTGACAACGCACATTTCAATGTCTGCGGTCTTTCCATTATCAACATATAAACCTCATCTTGCCAATCGTGGCTTTGCGGATTGTTGATTAATTCTCCAAGTGCATCGATGCATCGTGATGCATAGTTTTGTGCCGGAGTTGGCATTTTGACTTTATCTGTTGAAGCCAATTGTTTAATACTCATCTTTCTCGTAGTTTAGTTTGTGTTTCTTATTTGCATATAAGCAGACTTGCTTTGTTTTTAGATTTCATTGAAAGAGTATTCGTCAGAGGAGATATTCAATGTTTCCATCAATTCAACTATGGCAATTTCAACTTCATCTTCTTCATCTTCAAACTCAAATGTGTTGGAAGATGTTTGCTCAATCTCAATACCTTGATAACCGAATAGGCGGATAATGTCTTCCATTGAATCTTGGACTTTTCTAACGAGTGATACTGATATTTCAAATTCTTTCTTCATCTTTTTCGTTTAATTAGTTTGTTATTTTGGATATTCAAAGTTAACGATAATTATTTGATTTACAAAATATTAACCCGTTTATTTTCAGTCAATTACAAATAACAGTCGCGTTATCATTTGAGCAATATAGAGAATAAGGCTATACCAAAAAACGATACAGCCTTATCCAAATCAATTCTATCCAATATTAAAAGCCCACTTTCTTGATGTCTATCACATTCTGACAGCCAGGAGTAATGAAGTTGTTTCTGACGCTATACGAGTACGCCCCGATATTCTTGATTAGCAATTTGCCCCCGACTGATACCGGACCAGTATATTTGCGTATCAAAACATCTTCTTCACGGCATTCACACCCACACACAACAGCATCTACAACAGACTGTTCAGCCTTGCCAAAATAGATGTTGCTTGGGTCGTATCTATTAGCACTCCAGCCGACATCAGACTTGCGGCAGTCGCAAGTAATAAAAGTTTTACCTCTGACCACATTAATGTTGGTAATGGTGGTTAATAGGTGCATTGCATTAGTAACGAGGGCAGAACCACATTCTGCAATCAGTTCAATATCTCCTTGTGGGCAGACAGCAGCCATTTCGTCTCCTATTGCATCACAAACATCTTCCATAGTTGGAGGGGTATTTGGAAATTGGCTAACATACTCTGCACTCAAACGACCAATGATGTTGCCACCAATATCAACAATCTTTGCATTCAACAGGCGAGCTACTTCCACGCACTTTCGCACTCTCTTTCGGAATACTTCTGGAGTTCGCAATCCACCGGCAGAACCACCAAATTGAAAATGAACGCATTTGAATTTGAGGTAGGGGCGATTGTGCTGATTACATAGCCATTCAAAATCTTTGCCATCAACATCAAATCCAAAGCGAGAGGTCAAACCATTCTCCAAGTCTATGTTTATCCGAATACCAACTTCCATTGTTTCTTTTGATGAGTTTGTGTAATTGACAAACTTCATCATTTCAGGCATATTCTCAATATTGACTATTCCTCCTTTATTGGCGACAAGCCACTTATTGTGGAAGTCATCAATAACGCCATTGTAAATGATGTTTTGAGGATTTTCCCTAAGTTCACCTGTTACGTAATATTCTTGTGGAGATACTACCTCTGCATACAATCCAAGTCTTTTTGCTTCATCAATGAATGGGCGGAAATAATTTGTCTTGTAGCTATATGCAAGCCTGAAGTTCGGATAGTGCGAGCGTACAATGGATATAATATCTTTTGCATTGGTGCGAAAAGCATCAATATCATAGATGTAGGCTGGCGTTATAATATCTTCAAGTTTCATCATATCAAATCAAACAAGGAGCTTGGAAACATTCCATTATTTACTTCCTCAAGAGTTTTCTTTGGTAGTTTTGGTGTATTATAGTCCTCATCACGTCCCTCTGCATTCCATTTGATGGAATTTTCCCATTTTCTTTCATCATACAATCCAGGAATGTGTGGATTAAGAGAAACCTGCTCGGAAATTCTGAAATCTGCGGGTGTCTTTCCCATTGCCTTTCCTTTGCGCGTATGGAAGTCGTAAGTATATTCCGGCAGATTACGAGGTGCGCTGAACTTCATAACATCATAAACCATACTCATATCGGGGTAAGAAAAGATATCACAAGAACCAACCTCAACACAGTGGAAAAACAGGACGATAGCCTTGCACATATATATCCAAGTGCTGTTCTTTGCGTTCATAGTCATATCTATTTCCATAAGGGCTTTTATCTCCCTAACCAATAATCCTGATCCTAACTCTTTCGCAATGTCTTTTGTTACTACCCAAAACAGGCGTTTGTACCAACACCATATCTCGCAGCAGATATAACCGACATTCTCATCATCGAGATTGAATACCGCTTTCTTCAAAGCGATAGTCATTTCTCGTAAGTCGTGTCCGTGTCTGGTTACAAGTTGGGTAGTTCCCATTGGAAAATCTCGTTTGTCTTTTGAGCAAACATAATTGCAGGCAAAGAAGTCTGCATCACGGTTCTTCCTCGTTCTGACAAGAAGATTGACCGCCTCGGACAAATATCGGGTATCTTGTGTGTCCTTTACTTCCATATCTTTCTTGCGAAGATATAGGATTCTGCCTGACACTGGGTCATAGCAATCTTCAGCAGATGTGATAAAAAGTCTCGTCCACAAGTATGGACGGAACTTCCACATCATTTCGTGTGCGGCATAACAAGCAAACTCCATATCCCCACGTCTCAATGCTTTTTGAATAAGTGAGGATATGTCGAACATATTATGGCCATTGTGTGTAAACAACATATTTGACATATTCTTTTAGATGTATATTTCCATAAGCAAAGTTACTCATAATTAATAAGTTATACAAATGTAACATCTTAAAAATCAGCCACATATCATCGTTTTATGTTTATTTTTGTCTGGTTCTTTTTGAAGTCGAAATCGTAGTATCGACCCCATTTGTTTTTCATCGCGATGCGGAACAGTTTTTCCGAGGAAGATGAGTCCTCCGTACCACCTTTCGTCAAAAGTGTGGGTGGCGTTACTCCGTGGAAATATCGTGGTTGAAGAACGATACGATTCATCAGCAGTTCTTGGTAAACCATATCAATATCCGACATTGCTTCGTCTCCGGGGACATACTTACATTTCCAAGCGGCTTTATTGATAATTCTGGTAGAGCCAGTCATTCCCTTAAAACAAAATTCTTGTGTGTAGTTGTATAGCTGATACGCCGGCTGCGTAAACAAGAAACCAAGATCCAAATCCACCAACAACTGAGCCAAGCGGAGCAGTTCATCTTCTACAACATCTTTCGGATCTTCCAACTCTTCGTAAATGTCAATGGCTATGTCTCTGCGATACTTGTATGATTTGAGGTCATCATCGAGAATGGCAATAACTTCTTCAGGCGTGTTTTCAATTATCCAGTAGAAAGTGGTAACAAAGTCATTTACTTTTGCACCGCATTTCAGTGTCGCCCCATTTGGTATCACAAGCATTTCATCAATGCCCGCTTTCTTGTATGCTTCTGCTTCCGATTCTCGCACAACATAAGTGCAATGGTGGAACAGATGCTTTGTCAGTATGGCATCTGAACGCCTATACGACATTACATAGATGTTATATGAAATATTCTGTTGCATAACGTTTTCTCATTTTTAGACCTTTGGCTATATTCTTTCCGTCTTGGCTAATATCATATCCCAATAATCTCTTGCAATTCAAATATGGCATATTACAGCCGGCTTTGGCTACAAATGGGAGTGATGCGTTCAGTCTTGGATTGACTTCAAGTAAAACGACACCACCGTCAGGCTTCAGAATAAAATCAATACCAATGTTGCCGGATAGGTTTAGGTCAGCAACAATGAATTTTGAAATCTCAAAGGCTTGTTCGTTGTCTTTAATCTCTCCATACATAATACACGAGAATTCCATTTCATAACCTACATAGCCGACAATATGAGAAACCTTTCCGTGGTCTGCAATTAAACTCACGGTATAGTCATATCCATCTACGTATTCTTGTAATATGTAGTTTAGATGTTGGGTGTCAATGATACGGCAAAGGTGTTGAGTAGAGATGTAGTGCTTATATCCGTATGCGTGGAACAAATCTACTTTATCACAGAGTTCGTCATCGACAACGGCAAAGCCTGTTGCACCTGACGAATGTGGCAACTTACAACAAAACTTTGGAAATGCCTTTGCGAACTCAAACACATCATTAGAATTACTGCCTACAATTTGTTTGGGCATTAGATATGAATACCGTGCATAAAGTCGTGATTTGTCATTTGCTACAAGCAATCCGTCCAAATCGGTAACACTTACCTTTACCCCAACATCTTCAAACCTCTTTCTGTTTGTTGCCAACACTTCAAGTTCACTTGACAGCCGTGGAATGACAATATCAACGTGGTGGGTAGCACATAAAGCGAGAAGATGATTTATATATTCCGGAGAGTCATTGCACGGCGAAACAAATGCCTTTTCGCATACAGACGATGATGGCAATTCATCTTCACGGCAGTTGGTGCAATACATCGTAACATTTACACCGTCCTCATTATCTTTGATGCAATGTATTATACCAGTCTTGCGAGGAGAACAAGAAGTCATTAGTACAGTAAAGTCTCTCATATCAGTTGTGAAAATAATGTGCATCAAAATACTTAACCATATTCAAACCATAATCTATGGAGATGCTTTCTTTGCTTATGTCATACCCAAGTAACTGTTTGCATCGTAACCATGGTATGTTGCAACCTGCCTTGGCATAGAATTGAGCAGATGCAGTAACTCGCAAATTGATGTCAAGCAACTTTGCACTTCCGTCTGACAATAGAATGAAGTCAAAGCCCACAATGCCGTCTATATTCAGTTCTTCAATGACCTTTTCTGCAATTTGCTTTGCATAAGGGTGCATACCGATTTCTCCTTCAACAGTAGAGCCAAATTCAAGTTTGGTGGCATAGTTCCCACAACAATACAAAAGTTTTCCATTGACTGCAAGTGCCAAAATAGAAAAATCCATACCATTTTGATACTCTTGCAGTATCATTGGTTGCTGATACTTCTCTACGGCTTTGCATAATTGCCAAAGCGAGATATAGTGTTTCTTTCCATAGCCGTGAAATAATGAAACGTCCGTGCATTTCTCCTCATCAACGACAGCGAACCCTTTTCCTCCACATAGGCTGATGGGCTTGCAACAGATATTCGGGACTTTATGGGCAAACTCTAACACATCAAGAGCATTCAACGCTACGGCTTGCTGTGGCATATACTTCTCGAAGCGTTGCCAAGTCTTTATCTTGTCGCCTGTTACCATAACAGCGTCTAATGAAGATACTGAAACTTTTACTCCGTTGTCCTCAAACACATCTTTGTAGCGTGCCATAAGTTCAAGTTCCAATGATGATGTAGGAAAGATGATGTCAATCGCATTAATACGACACAACTGCATTAGGTATGGGATATAGCCCTCATCGTTAATCTTGGGAACTATGAAAGTGCCATCACAGCATTTATCTGGTGGCAAGTCTGCAACATTGCAGTTTGTTACAAACACTTTGACTGGTACGTTGTCGGGATTGTCTTTAAGACAATCTATTATGCCTACTGCGTGAAGCGATGAGCAAGTAAGCAACACATTGACAGGTTTCATTACTTTTCGTTTTTAGGAATTATGCTTGCCTGCATTTGGTCATACCAAATTGCACGTGCTTTGATTTTTCGTTCTCCGGTTTTAGTCTTGCATACGACAACTTTCTTTCCATCTATGCCGAGTGCCTGAACCAAATTCAAGTAATCCACCTCGTTGCGACATACAATCATTACATAGTCGTATTTCTCATAAGGAATGAGTTCCATATCCTTTATCTTGACATCTTCATGTGGGTCTATCGAATTGGGTAAGTCAAGTCCTAAATCAACGTGGAGGTCAGCAGTCCATTCTGCCAATTTATCCAAATCCCATTCACCCGAATGTGTGTTGGCTTTGATATTGATTGCTTTTAATTCCGACTTGGAATATCCAACCAACTGTTTGCACAATACTTCGTGTTCATCGCCATAAAGTGCTTGCAGTGCATCTACTCGCTGATGACCAGATATGATGTTGTCGTTCTCGTCAATGACAATAATGCCGAAATCACCAAGGCTTTGAAGCGACTCTTGCAGTTCTGACGCTTTCTTTCTGGTTATCTTTCTTGGGTTGCCAAGTTCGTCTCTTAGAATTGATACCGGCTTTGTAACGACATCAATCCTTTTCTCCGGCTTTTCTTCTTGTTTCATATAAACTTCTCTATTAAGTGGCTCATATTGTAGGAGCGGTAATCCGCCAACTGCCCAAAGAACGTTAAATTCGGTTCTTTATCGGCTAACAGTCTGTATCGTTCATATAGGGCTAAATTCTTTTTGTCTCTTACAGGATATATCGGAGCTGCATCTTTACCCGGAAGCGATGGGTATTCAAATGAAATCACCGTTCCTCTTGCACTTGTCTGACTTTTCAAGAAATGCTTGTGTTCAATACACCGTGTGTACTTTGGCTCAACATCAGTGAAATTCATTACGGCTACTCCTTGGTAGTTGTCGGTATTGGGCAACCATTTATGCTCAAACCTAACAGAACGATATTCTAACATTCCATATCTATACTGGTAATATTCATCAATTCTGCCAGTGTAGATAATGTGATTTGCAATACTTTTCCAATACTCCATATTGTTTGTGAAATCTGTCCGCAGTTCCAAATCACAACATTCAAGCATCTTTTCAATGAACTTCGTGTAACCACAGACAGGAATTCCCTGATATGCAACATCGTAATAGTTGTTGTCAAATGTCATTCTCATTGGAACGTGTGCCATTGTTTCCGTTGGTAGTTCAGAACAAGGTCGTCCCCATTGCTTTTCTGAATAGCCTTTTATGAGCTTTTCGTAAATAGTCTTGCCACATTGGGAGAGAACCACTTCTTCCATATTTGTACATACACCGCTTTGAGGAAGAACCACATCATTTTCAATAGCCTTTCTCGCCTCATTTGGTGTTGCCGTTCCGAATAGTTGATAGAACGTGTTCATATTGAATGGCAAGCTATACAATTCACCTCGATAGTTGGCTATTGGAGAATTGACAAATGGAACGAACTCACATATCTCATTCACATAGTCCCATACTTTCTTGTTGTTCGTCCTGAATATATGGGCACCGAACTTATGCACTTCTATGCCATGGATATTCTCAGTGTAGCAAAACCCACCAATATGAGGTTTCTTCTCAATAACCAAACATTTCTTGCCTTTCTTTGTTATGTCGTATGAACATAACGCACCGGCAAGACCTGCTCCTACTATCAGATAATCATACTTCATCATAATACGAGCGAAAGACGTGATACCATTTCTTCAAAACGATACCACTTGTTATACGAAAACGGATTGTCTGCACAAATGAATGGTGTTGTGTTTTCCAAGGCATCAAAAGGATTGAACCCATTATACACATTGACAATGGAACTTCCCGAAATACGCTTTGATGCTTCTATGAAATAGAACTCGCCACTCGCATCTTCCGCTACTTGTATGTGGAATACCCCTTTGAACAATGTTGCTCTAATCTTGTAACTTACCAACTTCAAGAAACGTCTTACAGCAGATGTTAGTTTATGCTTTTCGTCCAACAGCTTTATGAACTTATCATACCCTTGACGCAATACGACTTCACGAGCAAAGATGTTGAACTCACCGTTTCTTTCAAGAACATCAACGACATACTCGTGCCGTATATCTATCTTCTCAGAAACACATACATTATCATTGAACTCAATATTGCGAGATCCGGCAGACATTGTATTTGGCTTAACGCAGACGCTGTTCAACTCAAACGTTTTGGGTATTTTGATTAGGCATGAAGCACCAACAACAGAAGCCAAAAGTGTATTTACTCTTGATTTGTCATAGAACCATTGTTCTACTGAAGCATAATAGTCGTTCTTAACAAAGTCTCGTACTACTTGATTGTCTTGTCTGGTCATTTCATCGCCGGGGAATATACGGCAGTTCTTTAATGACAGTCTTGCAATGGTCTGCCAATCTTTCTGTCGTTTTACATTTGAGTGTGTGGTGGGTAATTCACTAAAAAGCGAATCAATATCTGTAAGGATTAACTTCGCATTGTTGTCCGGGTACCGTTTCTTCCATATACGGAAAAACATTTCGGCAGAAAAGCCTGCACGACTTCCTGATTCAAATACTACATAGTTCATTGCATAATCTTTTGAACGTAAAACTTCTCTGCATAATCAACACCACATTCAACACCCCTAATGCGAGCCAATGCCATAATGCCGTTTCTATTCAATGGTGATGGTGTCTTTCGTATCTGTGTTGCATATTCTTCAAACAAAGACACCTTGTCATCAATGCAATCAGAAATGTCGTGGTACATATATCCGCCACCAATAGGACCAACTTGTGTTGTAGCAAACGGATATTCATATAGAGCAATCAATCTTGGGGCATAGCCTTCTCGTAATCTACAAGAAGCAAGAGCACACTCATACATTTTGATGTGGTCTTGATGTAGACTCCTGTAATTGATAAACACCTCGTCTGGTCTAAACTTATCAATGATATTATCCAATCTACTTGTTATCTCAAAGGACGGTATTGTATCCATAACAGCATCTTTGCGTTGGAACAAGACAGAACCTTTTGCATTAATCCTACTGCATACAGAGTTGAACTCGTTCAACCGAGTGGAGTAGTCTTGCCTTGTGTCTGTTCCACCAATAGTTCCAATCACAAGTTCTATTTCCGCTCCCTGCTTCTTGCAATGCAAGAGGTAGCCACCACAACCAAGAACTTCATCGTCAGCGTGTGGAGCGATAACTAATATTCTTTTGGGTATATCATTCATACTTAAAACTCTATACCGCAAAATTAGCAATTAATTATCATTTATGCAAATTATGATTATATAAAATCATTTCATGTATAATCTTACAAGCATAAAAAAAAGACGCACCGAATTGATGCGCCTTTACTCTTGATTATACCCATCTGATTAATCGTCAATGGGGTAATGTTTTTCTTCGTAGTCAGCAACCAAGTTGCCAAGCATAGTCAGTTCTTTCATATCTGGGTCATTTTCAAGAGTGCCTTCCGGTAATTGAAGCATTAACTCTTCAACTCGTTTGAGAGCAGCTTTGTATTGTCCCTCACGTTCTATCTTGCGTTTCAGAAGCCCCGTAAGGTATCTCTTAACCTTTGCTTCATACTTATCACGCAAAGGCGTTCCTTTCTTGCCAAGCATTAAGTCTAACGCTTCCTCCTGTGTGTAAACTTTCATACACCGAGGACAATGGAGGGTGAAATATTCAATTTCTTGCTAATCTCTCTTCCGACTTTCATTGTAGGTTCACTCTTACCTGAGAGATAATCACATATCCTTGATGGGCTAACGCCAAGCAATTTGGCAAGAGATACTTGTGTCAGACCCATTTCATACATTCGGAGTTTCATTACATCTATAAGTGATGGTTCTCCAACGGAATAGTGCTCGTCAGAGTAATCTGCAACGAGATTAGAAAGAAGAACCAATTCTATATAGTTCGGATCGGTTTCCGGGGTTTCTTCAGTTACAAGAGGGAGAAGTTTCTCCACCTTTGCCACTGCCCAATTGTACTGGCTTTCATTTTCTATCTTTGTCATATCAATCAAATTAAATGGTGGAACAATCTATTCTGTCATATTCAGCATGAGTGCCGATAAAACGTATATACACAAATTGCGGTCTAAATTGAACAACAACTACCAATCTATAATCGTTTCCTTTGATATTGAAAACGTAATGTTGATTACCAACATAATCAACTGAGTTGAATGTTCTTTTTATATCGGCAAATGTCTGCCACTTGCTTTCATTGACTTTCCTAACCCAGTCTTGAATGGCCGTTTTTGCTTCCGGGTGTCGGTCAGCATATTCTTTCAGTGGCTTCTCTGTGAATATTCTCATTTTCCTTTTGATGTTATTTTGTATTGCAAAATTACGAATTATTTTTTGAATAACAAAATTTTTAATCATTGAAATCATTATCTGATATGCAAAATTATTGAGGGTAATATATCTGCAAATCAGACAATTTTCGTAACTTTGCGGCAGAAAAAATATTCGTCGGCATTTTCTGCTTTTGCGGAGAGTGCGACAACAGACATAGCGTTAGCTTGTAGGCTACTTCCGAAATCGCCAATTTCAAAATAAGGTCTTACACAAGCATACGGTTAGCGTCTGCGCTATAAGCGTGGACTAACTCGTACGTGTAAGACAGGTGTTTGGCGATACCTCGGAAGTGTATGTGTTGTCCACGCTTTCTTTGTGCCACCACGAATGTATGTATGATGATTTACTAACCGAATAATAACGATTATGAAGAATTTATTCACATTCGCACTGACGGCAATAATTTTATTTATGTCGGCTTGCACAAAGGACAACACTTGTGTTAAACAGATTGCAGAAATCATTTCTGCTGGAGCAGAGCAATACCAAAAGATTGACAATGGAGAACTCGCCATTGAAGATATCTCCGAGGAAGATTTATTCACAACGCCTGATGGCAATATCTTTGACAACCCAAAGATATACGAAATCATCAAAGCCAACAAAGACTATAAACTGACAGAAGAAGACAAGCAACTTCTCAAAAAAGAAGTCAGCAAATTCAAAAGAGAAGGAAAAGGCATTGACGCAGTCATAGAAACAGCAACATTCTATACGGCTGATGATGCAATTGACAGAGCAAAAACATTAAGAGACCTTTGGTACAATGGTAGTACGTTCTAATGATACAGACCTATCACAACTGCTTTATATGGTCGGTTGTGGCAAGATCCAGTTGCCGGACTTTCAACGTTCGTGGGTCTGGGATAATGAAAAGATATGTAAACTTATAGAATCTATCGCATCTGGCTATCCTATGGGTGCTGCAATGTTCCTTGAAACAGGTGGTAGCCAAGTCCGTTTCACATATAGGAAGTTTACAGGTGTAACAGAATCAAATCTTAGTTCTCCTGACTATCTTGTTCTTGATGGGCAGCAGAGACTTACGACACTGTTCCAAGTCTTTCACAGCCAAAATGCAGTGCAGACTTGCTCACAAGCAAACAGGGGAAAGAACCTTAAACGTTACTATTATCTTGATATTCGCAAGGCACTTGACCCAAATGTGGATATGCTTGATGCTGTCATATCTATTGACGAAAGCAAGATTCTTACAGAAGATATTGGCCGTAATATAAAACTTGACCTCTCAACGACAGAGAAAGAATACGAGAACCTGATGTTCCCATTAAATCTTGCATTTTCTTCACCTGAAATTCGCAGGTGGGAACGTGGTCTCGCTCGTCACTATGATGAAACCATTCTTGACTTATTTGACCAGTTTGATGAAGATATATTGGCGAACATCAGTTCATACAAAATACCTGTTATTACAATTGGGAAAGAAGCAACAAGAGATGCCGTCTGCCAAATCTTTGAGAATGTCAATACAGGAGGAGTGAAACTTACGGTGTTCGAGTTGATTACTGCCACGTTCGCTGCCGATGAGTATAACTTGCGTGATGATTGGGATTCTATTATCAACAAGTTCAAAACATCAAAGCAGAGTGATGTTTTGAGAGTGGTTGAGAATACAACATTCCTTACAGCAATGACTCTCCTTGTAAATTACAGGAAGTCTAAGCATAGTAATGTAGCTGTGTCTTGTAAGAAGAAAGATGTGCTTCGACTTGAATTGACTGATTACAAAGAAAACAGAGAAGCACTTATATCCGGATTCTTCAAGGCTGCCAACTTTTTAATCAATCAAGGAATTTTCTCTGCTCAAAACCTACCATATACATCACAGTTGGTGCCACTATCTGCCATCTTTGCTTATGCAGAAATTGAGGGAATCAATATGGCTATCCAAACCAATAAGGACATCATTGCGCATTGGTATTGGTGTGGAGTATTTGGTGAACTCTATGGCGGTGCAAACGAAACAAGGTATGCTCTTGACATTGTGGGCGTACTCGACCAATTACAGGGTGGTGGAGTTCCAGACACAGTAGCAAGAGCAAGTTTCCAACCAAGACGACTTCTGTCTATGCAAACAAGGAACTCTGCCGCATACAATGGCGTTATGGGACTTATCTTACAAGATTCACCACTTGACTTTATGAGTGCCAACAAAATGGATATTGCCACATATCTTGATGAGAGTACTGACATACATCACATCTTCCCAAGGAACTACTGCGAGCAGCAAGGTTATGACCAGACAAAGTGGAACTCCGTTGTAAATAAGACGCCCATATACGCAAGCACAAACCGTTCAATAGGTGGACGTGCGCCAAGCGAGTACTTGAAGACAATGGCAAACAAAGGTCTTACAGAGGAGCAGATGCGCCAAGCAATCGAATCTCATAAGATTGACTATGACATTCTGCAAGCAGATGACTTTGACGGATTTATCACTGACAGGGCTAAACGGCTACTTGACAGGATTGAGCAGGCTATGGGCAAGAGCATCGATGGACGTGACAGCGAGGAAACAATAAACATTTTCGGCACAAGTCTATCAAAGCGATAATTGTTTGTTCAGCCGTTTCACAATCTTAAAGATTGCTCGGTCAGACATACCATATTTTTCGGCAAGGGTTATGGCGATATATCTCACCTTTAACCCTTGCTCTTTCATTTGATTGAATTCCTCAAACACAGCAATGTTATTGATATCATTCGGGCTGATGCAGTTTTTTGTGAGCAACTGCAAGAGACTATAATTCATTTTCAGTATTTCGTAGTTTGTCATTGCTTAAAAGTTATCAAGTGATTCAATCATTTCTACTCGCTCTGCGGCTTCTGTAATCTCCACAACGGAAACAACCGGGCGGATTTCCTTTGCTGCCGTTTCAAAAGAATTGGTAAGAGTTTCAGCCGTTTCTACTTCCTTGTACGAGGATGACACTTGCATAGGTACACCTCTGCCGATATTGTTCATTGCGGTAAGAACAGGCTCAAACATTCGTGTCGCTTGTGCAGTCATTACAAACTCTCCGTTGGATAGCATTGCAGGAATACTGTCGCTTGTACCAGTGCCGGGGCCATTGACCTTACCACCTTGCGCAAACTTTGCCGATTTTACTGTGGAGATAGCCGTTGCGATGTTAGCCAATACAGTAGCTACAGTCGTGGCTATCGCTACAAGGTTTCCGGGAAATGGAACAGCAGAAGCAGATGCGATACCTGCGGACAGTGCTTTACCGGTATCTATCGCAATCTGTGCGAGAGTGATGATTTTTGACATCTTCGCAAAGGCGGCATTGCTTTCACCAAGCGTGTCAAGTAGTCCTGTCAAAGATGATGTTACTGCTTTCATCGCTTGCGCCTTTGCCTGCTCATTCTTTATGATTGCTTGGTTGGTGTTGGCTTGCGCTTGTGCTGAACGTTGCTTTGCAGCAAGAATTTCGGCTTCATATTCCTCTGTGGTTTGGGTAGAGAGTTGCCCACGAGCCTGCAATGCTTCAAGTTCTTGTTGTGCCGCTTCTTCTTGCTTCTGCAAGATTGCTCTTTCGTGTTCATCAAGACTTTCAAGCCCTTTCTGTCGCCACGATTCGTATTCTTGGTCAGACATTTCGTGTCCGTTCTTCAAGCGCATCTGTCGTTCATCTTCAGCCAACTGCATGTTGTCAATCTCGGCTTGAAGTGCAGCCTTTTGTCTTTCAAGTTCAAGTTTGTCATACTCGTCTGCAATTTCTGCCATCCGCTTACGATACTGCTCTTCAAGGTTTAGTTTCAGTTCGTTTCCTTGTTCTTCTGTGAGCAAGCCATCACTGACACGCTTGTTGATTGCATCAATTTCTTGCTGATGCTGAATGGAGAGTGAATCGTATCGCAACGTTTCTTCCTCTTGCGTCCCTTTCTTTACAACAGACAATTTGCTTTGGAGCAATTCAGAAGCAACCTTGATCCTGCGTTCCATTTCACTTTGCTCAAGCGAAGTGAGTGTACGCTCGTGCTGTGTGGTCAATGCTCGTATCTGCTGATTGATGGCTGTACGCATTTTGACATCATAGGCAGAATTTGATTTGTATTTGGCGAGTTTGTCTTGCAGCTGTTTTAGACTTCTCTCGTACGCAAGATTCTCTGCTTGCGTTTGCCGTTGATAACTGTCTTGAATTACGGCAATCATAGCGTCTTGACCTTTCTGAACCTCTGCAAGCAAATCTTCTTGAAGTTTCTTTGTTCGTTCTCTACGCTTGTCTGCGGCTTGCTTTGCCGCATCTGCTCTCTGCTTCTCCTTTTCCTGATTAGCCTTTGTTTCTTCCTTGTTTACTTCATCAAGATTACGTTTCTGAAGATTATTGAGGTCTTTTACGAGTGCATCATATTCAGCCTTAGTAATTTTGTTATACTTTAACAACTTCTGAGCAAGTAAAATCTGTTGTTGGGTCTGCTCTCTGATTAAAGTTCGCTTGTATTCATATTCTCCAAGTGCAGCCTTACGTTCTGCTTCATGCTGTTCAGTTTGGACTTTGGTTAGCAATATCAAGCCATTCTGCAGACTTGCTTCAAAATCTTCTTGTGCTTTTTTCTTGGCATCTAACGCTTCTTTGTATTCTTCTTCGTCTTCATCATATTGCTCTTTGATTTTATCGAAATGCTTGGCGTAGTTATTGTACATCGTGGCATTATCAGTGATTGTCTGACGAGCGATTTCTTCCTTTGTCTTGCCATAGGCTTCCATCATTGCTCTTGATTGTTCAAGTTGGTTTTGGAGTTCTTCCAACTGCTTTGCTTCTTCTTTTAATGCTTTTTTCTGTTCTTCACTTGATGATGTGAAGAATTGGAATGCTTTTACGAGACCATAGATAGCGGCAACTGCGGCTGCTATAATACCAATAAGCCAAACGAGAGGATTGGCATACAAAACGGCATTGAATACAGCAGTAGCCGCTGATGCAGCACCGGTGGCAGTAGTTCCTGCGGCAGTTGCTGTCGTGGCTGCGGCTCTTGCCACAAGATATTGACCAAGCGATGTGTTCAGCAACATTGTCTTTAATTGCAGGGCAGTGGTATAGAGTGCGCTTTCTTTCTGGAAAGCATTGTATATCTTAACTGCGGTAGAAACAGCCGTTATAACAATCATCATCTGTGAGAGTGTCTTCTGACATTCTTGACTCTTAAATCCTGCCTTTTCAAAAATATCTACCCATTCATTGAAGCCGAATCCGAGAGAAGTTATATCGTTTGCAAGATTCTGCATACTAAGTCCACCTTCATTTGATGCCGTGGCAAGTACTTCTCGTAAGTGTTCTGCCTTCTCTGCCATTGCATCAAACTCCGGAGTATTCTCTTGGTTGGCACTTTTCATTGAGCGAAGCTTATCTACACATTCGTCAAGTTGAGCGCCAAGCGAAGCCAAGGTCTGAGGATAGTTACCGACATTTCTGTAATAGCGTTGAGTGGCTTCCTCCAATCCTTTAAGTTCAGAGGTGACTGCATTAATCTTATCTTTGAGAGCCGTACCTTTTGCTCCCTCACGTTCAGCCTTGCTTAATCTGTCATACTCAGCCGTCAGATTTGACAGCTTGGCACGAAGTTGAACAAGAGAACCCTCTTGCTCCTTTTCCACTTTCAGTTGATTGGAGATTTGCTTGGTCAATACACTGACTGCATTATTGTATTGGCTCGTCAGTTGCTTTGAGGACTCCATCGCCTTGTGGTATTCTTCTTGGGTGATTTTGTTCTCTTTCAACTGGGTTTTAAGTTCTTTTTGCTTTTCCTTGATTTTGTCAATCTCAACACGGTATTGAGCAATCTTATTCAAGGCATCAGCATACTCAACCTGAATTTCTAATATCTTGGTGGTTACATCACTTTGTGCCATAGTCGGATATATTATGGTAGTTTAATCAATTCACATTTACATATTCCTTTACTATCACGAGTTATTGATATGATAGCGAAGTAAGAGTTGTACTTTTGCAAATACACAGGAACAGAGTAATCCAAATCTCGCAAGTCAAGTTCTGTGAGGTGAAACTGCTCTGTTACAACTATCGGCTTGTTGATAATGGTTTGCAAAGCATCGTATGACGGATTCTCATCAATGTTCTTAAATCCATTCCATACACGGAACAACATTGTATATGTACCTTGACCGATACACGTTGGTGGGTCTGTTATCGGTTCTTCGTATAGACATTCCTCGATAGGCTCAACAATGCCAATAGCAGGCTTTGCTTCAGAAAATGATGTGGAGTCATCGTCATTGAATTTCTTATACTTCATATCCTTGCCTGTATCGTATTGCGGTCTTGAACCATCTTGCAAAAATGCTCCGTAATATGGTACTTGTATCACGGTAGTCTCTTTATCCAATGTTTCATTATCGCATACAATACAGCCCATACCTGATGCATATACATCATCACCTTTCTCAGACTTATTTTCAAGGTCATCATTCTTCATCAAGTAGTAATTCTTTCGAGAAAATCCGGATACTGCGAAAGAAATCTTGTCAGGCAAGGTCATAACATTAGTCGCAACTTTCTTTGTCCAATCAACTGCCTTTCCATTGCTGATGTTACGATACAACTGATGGTAATAGTATGGATATATCTCACCATCTGGATTTGAATTCGGAAAAGCACCCATCATATAATAAAGGGATTTGATGAATGTCAAGCAACTAACATCTGGTAGGTTTGTCCGAATATCAACTTCCCAACCTTTCTTTATGTCGTCTGAGATATTGCCAGCCGGAATAATCTTGAAATCGGACACTTCTTTTACGTCTCTTACTTCATCATTAATGGATATGAAGTAAGGATAAGTTTCGCTCGATGTGTTGAAATCATCTAACTCCAATCGGCTTCTGCCATTTTCTTGACTGAAATCAAATTCAAAAATGACAAATTGATAGAGATATTCTTCGTTTTTAACTATGTCATATCCTTTGCGCTTTCCCTCTATTGTTACTGCTTCATTATATACAATTTCTCCATTTGTGCTACTACCTTCCTTTAACTGGAATGTTCTGCGATATATTATCAGTTTAGGAACAACATCTTCTCTTGAAAATTCCGCAACGTTGTTTTTGAACCGAGTTCCGATATTACTGAATGAAACTGTAATACTACCGTCTATGGCAACCTTTTCCACTATGGCTCCAGCTTTCTTGAAAATGGTATATTTTCTCGTAGTACCTGATGTAGAACCATTATTTCCGATGCTATAATAGTTGTTGTTGGAACCTGGTGTAAAATCAAAACTCAGGACATTATAAGCTCTGCAATCGTCCCAAACTTTTAATGCCACACCCCAAAATGAGTTGTTCAATACAGCAACATTTTTGAATGTACCTGTACGTGCTTCATACTGAGCATCTGTCAATTCTCTATTCACAAGTGGTACCGCACCAAAATTAATCAAAGAGTCTCCACTCACATTGACAAACTTGTGAGAGGTGCTATCCCAATGTTCAGCACCATTGAACGAAGATCCGAAGTTGAATTTTGTGCCAAAGTATTCATTGATGGCTTTAACAATCAAATATATCGGAATTACCGGCAATGCTGATGAGCCATAATCTCGTTGGTATAAATACTGCTCGTTATTATACCAATACGAGCCCTCACTCGTTCGCCAAGGAATAAAGTAAGTCATTTCATTATGCCAATTCGCAGGGCGAGGATTATCTGTCATAACACCATAGCGAGCAACACCTGTGATTGTCGGCAATTCTCTAAGCGAAACATCATAGTCTTTCAGCGTTTGCATACCTTTGACTACTCCCCAAGTCATCACAGCCTGATAGCAAGTGTCTATCGTATCTATATACAAGTTCGCATCTTGGAATAACATTATGCCATTGATACTAAACTCTGCATTAAGTTTCTTGCGAGTCATATTGGACTGCTTCCTGACATCTTCGGCAGATTCTAATGCAATACGATTGTTCAAGGTCATAGGCAACTTGAACGTATAAGAATGAGAGCAAGTAATCTTTGACACATCGCCAAACAAGTTGCTCTTGAACACTAATGAAATGCCACTTGGCGTGTTCAAGTCCAACTTGACCTTTTCTCCGTTTTTGATGACAAACAATTCTTCAACCATAATTACAGACTTTGTGCGTTTGTTGGAGGTAGAGTGAAACTAATCTCTAAATCATGTAAGCATTGCTTATTATCATAGTCAATGCTACTTGCAACGATATTGACTGGCACCCATATTTCAGTTCCAGCTTTAGTTTTGCCGACATACAAATCAATAATTGGAGATGCTATAATCGATGACACATAATCAAAAATATCCTCTTCAAGTAGTGGGGCGCAGCACTTAACCGTTGTCGTTGCTTCTATGTGAGTAGTTCTTTCGTGATTGGCAAAATACAATCCACCTACAGAGTAATCTTCAATCACAGTATTTGACCCAAGTTTGTTCTTTACCGTTTTCTTTCCCTTGTCAAACAAGTAATACTGATACATACCGCAACGGTCAATCCAACGTAGATAATGACCATTGGTGCGGTTGTCGATTATGAGTTTGGTTATGGTAGAGTATTCTCCCGACACAAAGAATGTGTAATCAAATGTTGTGTCAAACACTGACGTCTTGTCATTGGTTGAAACACCTTTCTGTTTATACGTTACAGACTTCACAGCATTCGGGAAAGTGATAGAAGGACAAACCTCAAAGATGCCAACCTCATAACTACGGCCATAGGGTATTTCAACCAAGTCTTGAAGTTCGCTATCATACCTAACCAATCGCCCAGTCATTGTTGCCCAAACCATATCAGTGCGAGCAACGCCATTCTTGTTATAGGCTTCCGGGCCGTAAACATAAGGCGGATTTGCAGTCCAATCCTCGTAAACGTTGTTCTCATCAGAGCAACCATAGAATTTATTCTCTGAACGCACAAACGCTGCCCCTTCAAGATTTACTCCTTCTGTAAAATCATTTATCGTTCCACATTCTTCATCTTCCACGCTGTCAAATATTGAGAATATCAATGGGTAGTGAACGAATTGATTTTCATCGTAAGGCATACCGTCATATCGTGCTTGGATAGCCTTATCCTCTGATGCGCCAGTGTGGGCAAACATTGATACGGTAAATGGGAAGTTCTTAAACCAAATACGCCTGCGCTCAAGATATGGCTTCTTTCGGTCGTAGTTGAATGCACCGTAATATGAAAACCTTTCACCGACCGAAATATTCCCCCATATAGCGATGAAACTTTGGCTCCACACAACTTCATTATATGCTTTGATTGTTACAGTCAAATCAAGACTTCGTTTCCAGCGTACATCATCAAAGAACAACTCCAATAAGCGAGACATATATATGCGAGTACCGCCATTATAAAGTTTGCAGTTCATTTCGTATTCTTTCTCTCCTGATAATGTAGTTCCTTTCACAGAGAACTTCAATGATGTCGGGAATGGTATTGTGTTGCTTTCTCCTGTCCGAGCAAAGTTTACATACAATGGGTTGAACACAAATACCACTCTGTCGGGATAAGTGATATTTGCGTTACCAGCGTATTTGCCGTTACTTTTTATAGAAACATTTTCTGTTCTCATATTAGTTTTGCTTATTGATTTCTGCTATTGTGTTAGAAGTAAAGATGATTAATTCGTTGCCGAATGTTTCAAGTTCATCCCGTACTGCCGAAGTAAAGATGTCGTTGTAGCCATTATCCCTATACAACTTCGTCCCCTCTTTCATAATCTTGTATGCTATTGCTCCTGCCATAGAGTTTAGTCCTCGTTCATGTGGAGAATACTTGCTTTGCCTTTTCTTAGTTGGGATAGGAGTTACAGATATGCCTTTGTCTATAATCCACTGCTTGATAATGTCTCGGAAGCGATATGGCACTTTTCCGGGTTTCTTTCCGTGTTCCATCACGAGAAACGACTTGCTGCCGAATAGTGTACCAACATTGCCATTAACTTCTACGAAAAGTGATGCAACAGAACGCCCACTGGCATTTCTTCCATTGTCAGCCATCGCTTGGGCAATCTTCCCTTTGACATTTTCAAGATGCCGCTTCAACATATCTTGTACGCTTTCCATTATCTGATAGGCAATTTATTGAATTTCAATTATTTTCTTGTAATTTCTTCATCACAGATACTTATACCTTTGGCCTCTGTCAATGTCGGTTCAATCACAATGCCGGTAACATTCACATCAAGATAGTCATACAGCACACGGTAGGTCAGATTGCCACTGATTGGACTGAATAAGCCACTACTATTGAGAGATAGAATAAATCGTATGCACAAACGTTTCATTGCTTCAATTATGCCGTCATTCTCAATACCATTGAAGTCAAACTTTGTGTTGCATACAAATGCTATTTGAGAGTTCGGACTGTCCTTTACATCTTTCCAAGTAATATCTATTGAGCCTGATGGCGGAAGAACATACACAATTGTCGGCTTACGAACATTGTCAAGAGAAACATTGGCTTGCGCCCAGTTCGCAAACATATACTCAACCTCCTCGCTCATTGATTCAACGATGAAACGAATCTTGCTTTCTACTGTTCCAAGAACATTGTCTTTATCTAATCCTGCTTCCATTACTTCCTTTTGATTTTGTTCATATACTGCTTGTGCAATCTTGATTCATACTCGCTTTTCTCGTTGTCGTTCTTCATACAGGTGTAAATGCGAATCCAAGGAATAGCATAAACATCATCGTGATTTGTGATACCCATTCGCCTTGCATACCAATCAACAACGCCAAATGTCCCGAAATTTAGGCTTTCTATACCTGCTGCTATTTCTTCTGAAGTGTGAGACACCTTTATGTTTGAAAACAGAGTATTGATACGCATAACCTCTTCCTTTACAAAATTGAGAAAGCCGAACACATCAAATACATTTACCTCATACGCATCAACGGGGTCTATGTCAAGAAGAATGTTAAGAACTTTTGTTCCGGGATCATCTGTACTCCCAATACGACTAAGGTCATCAAGTTTGCCATAACTTATCATATTCAAATTTGTCATAACCTCTTTGCCACAAATGAAGTCAGGCTTCTTTGCGTGAGACAATGTTTCCATCAACTCCATTTGATGTTCTTCTTTGCAACATTGCGCCAAAACGAGAAACTCTCCATACGAGGTTACTCTAACTCTGTGGCTATGTATATCGGGAAATGTCATATTCAAATTTACTGATTATCTTAACGTTATATTATTTATGTAAATCTAACAAGATGAACGCTTTCGGTCAGCAATTACTTTCTTTCTATCCCATACTTATAGACTGTGGGCTTTATTGCATCATTTGCACCATTGTGATAGTTCTCCACCATTCCTGTCAAAACATCAGGGGCATCATCGTGAGCATTCTTGCCAACCTTTCTATATCCTTTCACCGCCCTTGCGAATTGCGACCATCTGCGCTCCCAATCAGAGGGAAAGAAGATTAGGTTTTGAACTTCGGCAGAGTGGCTGAAGATGCGCACATTCTTATTCAGACCTTGACTAAACGTTACAAATCTCATTCTATTTGCGGCAGAACCACCGGCATACCTAACAGACCGTTCAACATTGCGTGCAAATCCACGACCACCATTGTTGCTTTCAACCTTAACGTAGGTTGTTTGGTTCTTCAACAGCATTTCGGCTGTCTTGGGTTCTGTGAACTCCATTGGCTTGTCTGTATATAAGACATCTGTAACATACATACCGACCTTAGTTTCCAAGTAACAAATTGAGCACAAGAAGTCAGAGCCAGTATCGGCTGTATCTGTGTAGTTCTTTCGTATGCCTGGTTCCATTGGCAAAGCATCGTATGTTCTCAACGTTGAGTACATCAAGCCTTCAAGCGGTTGTGGGTTCTGCATATACTGCGTATCAAACACATACTGGTTGGCGACTTCTATCTTGCGCAGTTCTTCCAAAGAATGCTTGAATGGCCATAGCGGTTGCTCGTTTCCATCTTCATCATAGTAGATACACGGAATGCTTAACATTTCCCATTCATTTGGCTCTATCTCTTGCAAGTAACCACACAAATCGTGTTCGTGCAGTCTTTGCATAATAATGATGATTGGAGTTTCACGAGAATTGACACGGTTGCGAATTGTGGTTTCAAAGTGCTGATTAACCGATTCTCGTGCATTGTCATTCAATGCCATATCAGGCTTGATAGGGTCGTCAATGATGATTGCTCCACCGAACTCAAAACTATTGTCCTCATTGCCTACTGAACCAGCGCCAAAGCCGGTTACCTGACCAAGTGAAGATGTGGCATACAAACCGCCACCTTGATATGTGTCCCAACGAGTTTTGGTATCTGAACTTCTACCAATCTGCACATCAAACAAATTCTGATACTCTTGCGAGTTGATGATATTCTTTACTGCAACCGAGTTGTCAAGTGCAAGCAGTCCTGAATAAGATAGATGAATAAACTTTGCTGCAGGATTGATGGCGAACCCCATTGCAATGAAATTCTTTACAGCAATCTCTGTTTTGCTGTAGCGAGGTGCGATGTTAATCAACAGTCGCTTAACCTTGCCACGGAGTACATCGTTCAATTTGTCGCATATCAGTCTGTGATGTCTACCGACAACAAACCTCTTTCCGTTATTCTGCGAATGAAAGAAATAACGAGTGAAGTTGAGAGAGTCAGCAAGCAACCAACTGCGTAGCAAATCATCTGAACGATACTCCATAGCATTTAATACGTTTCTTCAAGACCTTTGATAAACTCCGATGCTTCTTCTTGGCTCATCGATTTGTTTGTGGTAATGTTGGCATTAATTATCTGTCCCTCGATATAGCCACGTTGTTTGCCTTTCGTCTTTAAGAAGAATATAATTGCAGTCAAGTTGCCCTCATTGATTTGTTGCATCAACTTGGTTTCACAAAGGTCAATCAGTCCTTCTTCCACATCACACATCATATTGTGTAACTCCGGATAGCGTTTGCGCCACCTGTCAAGCGTCTTTCTGTCAATATTCAGTGATTCGGCACACAAACTAAGATTGCCTGCCGATTTCTTATAAACAGCCACTACTTTCTCAAAGGGAATATTGTTGTAGCGGTTGTCTTCAACTTGCTCTTTATGTTCTTCCATTTTTTTATGTGACATTTGGGGCGGTTAAATTTTTCGTTATGCTGTTGATTTATATCTACTGTATTCTGGTCTGAAAGGTCAGGGATTCATCATTTATGCAAAAAACTCTTTGCGACAAATGGCGCAATCAAGCGCCATTACTTCATTTCGGATGAGCTGTATTGTGAATCGTTAGTTCAAGCCGTCTTTTTGCACTTAGGCTTTATGAACTTCACAAAGTCATAATCAAGAGTATTCATCAACTTCTCTATGTTCCTTATAGGCATTGTACGAGATCCATTCAAGAACGTGGAAAGACCAGCTAAATCAATCTTTGATTCTTCTGCGACATCTTTAATCTTCATACCTGCATTTTCTATCGCTTGACGAAAAATAACCGGAAGTTCTATTGGAGGAATTATTGATGCGCCTGATGCTTTGGGGCCAACTGTTAGATTTAACTCATCAAGGGCAACTATGAACTTTTTGTATGGTAGGGACCTTGTGCCTTTTAAGAAAGCGTTCAAATTCGGAGTGGCTACTCCGATTATTCTGCTAAATGAATGTTGGGAATATTGTGATGCTTCAATCGCCGTTCTTAACCTTTCTCTTACCATAATATCATTTTTTCTATTGCAAAGTTAATCAATAATTATCATTTATGCAAATTATGATTATATAATACCATTGTAGATTGTTAAATTTTGCATCGTTCAAATAACAATGTTAAATCTATTCATTATCATTTATGGTTCAGCGGATTGCCTATGTCGGGAAAATTTTGTACCTTTGTGTCAAGTTTAATATCCAACGTCCAAAAATCCTCTTTTGAGGTCATCTTTTGGGTTTAGGAATTAAATCTTATTTGCATATAGGCAGGCTAACCCGTGAGGGCTGGTCTGCTTTTGGTTTATGTGGTTTCTCCAACAACGCAGACTTGATTAGTCTGTACCGATTTCCGATATTCTATCGCTGATGAACGAGCTTCGTTCAGTTTGGCAATAACATCACTTACAGATATGCCATAATCCAGTTTGTGAAAAGGAACATCGTTGCAAGTGAGATACATACTGCCATTCATCTCTGTTACCCGGAATTGAGAATTGATGTATGATAATTCCTTACGCTCGTTATTCTCTTTATGCGTGCTTCTTATAGAAGACAGTAAAGAGGTTATTTTTTCGTACAACATACCTGTTAGAATTGTCTGATGAACCAATTGCGATACTTACTCCAAATGGAGATTACAAACTCACCCATAAGCGACATAAAGACTGCGATGGCGAGTATTGGAGATACGATTATCATCTGGAGCCAAATCAAGGCTTTTCCAAGCCGACTTCTTCTAACTGTTACTTTCTTTGTTTTCATCTTTTTGTTTTGGATTTAGTTAAATACTTATTTGCATATTGATGTTTACTTCTTTTTCATAAAAGGCAATCTTCTTGGAAGAATATATGTCAAGGCTATTATCCCTCCGAATAAGACAAGATAGAGGAGGAGTAGAACATTCCACCAAATTGCCTTTATGATATTTAATGCTTTCTTCATCATTGTTCGTTTCTAAGAAGTTTGCAGATATATTCGCCAAACTCATCTTGGATTTTGATGGCACTTTCTGCCGATAGGTTTAATACGCCAGTACTTGTAAGATGCCCAAATCCTCGGACAACCATTAGCAGGTTTGCGCCATTATAAATATCTCCATTGGAATAGGTGATGTTTGGATTGCCAATAGACTTACTTTCCCCATTTATGATTTGGCAAGTCCGTTCCATCAACCTTTCCGGATTATTTATGCAGTCAGCGACCATCAGTGCCATAACATCATTTGATGACCAAATGAACACTCCGTCTGTTCTAAACGGTCTTTTGTATATATCAAGAGCATTCATACTTATAGACATTTAATGTTTTTTGCTATATGTAAAGTTAGTGATTTTTAATGAGATATGCAATATTTTTCAGCGTTATTTTTCTGATTATCAAATTTTTATGGGATTTGTATTCATCGCCTTCAAATTCACGAATGCTCCCTGATAATCAATACCACCTTCCGTTATCAACTTCCATAGCAAGTTGCAACAGACTTGCGCTATCATAGAATTGACAAACAGATCTTGCTTTGACAATGCTTCTGCGAGTGAACAGGACGGGCCACTGTCTTTTTCATCAACTTGTGTAAGGTCAAACAACTCATCAACGCATTTGAGCGAACTTACGGATTCAACACTATCACTTTGGGGTTGATTGATGTTTTTGATTGTGCCAAGCACCACTTGCCCTCGGTCGGTCTGATTTCCACAGTCTATCCAGTAGTAGGGAGTTCGCATATCGTCATTACCACAATAAGAGCGAATATGTTCACCTATAGAGATTCTGGAATTTACATTATCAACACAAGTGATTGTGATGTTGTTTGTGTTCGCCTTATCGAGAGGATAGCGGTTCTTGCAACTTTTCCAATCGACCCCGAAAAAAGAGTTTATTCGGTCTATCAAAACCATTGACTTTGACAGTCCTACATCAGAGGGACTGAACAATTGCCTGCCGATGTTTGCTTCGGTCACCACATCATCGTCATACAACGTAACGTGAATACCGGGATGCCCAAGTTTGTATAAGGCATAATCAATCCTTGCCAATTCTCCAATCACTTGGCTTCCTGTTCCTCCCGCTCCGATAACAGCCACTGAAAGTCGGTGCTGAGGGTTTAGAAGATAGTTGTGTGTAAAATGTCGTTTCATTGTAGTAAACTCTTTAATGTGTGAATACTTGGAAGAAGAACTTCATTAGGGAACTTGCTTCCACTTTCAATCAAATGCTTTGTCAGCGTTGCCAAATTGCCCTTTATGGGATTGACATCGAGTATATGGGAAAACTCCGACATCCAAAACATCTTCTCCCAATAGCATATCAGCTTATTGAATGTGGATTGTTTGGGAGGCTCTACTTTTGAGTTTCCAAGACAAACACCCGTATCAGACACATTCATAAATGGGGCTTTGTATAGTTTGCCATTTGGCTTTTTCCCCTTGAACGCCATAACACTCAACTTTCCATTATTGACCATATATACCAAGCCCGGTACAGACATAACTCCATTCGGAATACCCAAGGATTGTATAAAATACACTTGCCTTGTTTGTGGAGGGTTGTACCAAACCAATTTTGTGCGTCCTGGCGTTGTGTCAGCATATAAAAGGTTTGAGGGAACCGTTCCGTGAATGCCATAATCAAAATTCTCATCATCAACGGCAATCACATTCATTATATCAACAATACATTTTTTTGTTAGAGGAGTGCCGGAGGTCATTTGCCCATTGACAATATCTCTGCGTTCAAGATACAGGCCAACATTGCTATCAGTACATTCATATACAACAACAGCCATCTTCGGCTTATACACATCATTTATCAATCTCGTAAGTTTGTTCATAATTCCAACGCGCTTGGTTGTACTTTGCCATATACTCAAACCACTTATTTGGAAAATCAGAGCCAATAAATGGTTTATCGTAATTTGGCGTTATCAATTTCTCATCATATAATTCTTCTGCATAGGTATCACAACCATTATTGTTAAGTATGTCAATCACACTGTTTACAATAGGGTCATTGTCCTCATCGCCATAACAAATGGCACACAGTCTGTCTATTGAAAGGAAATCTTCATAGTAATCATCTTCGACATTAAAAACTTCCAAATTGCATTGGTTCAGGCTATGGCGATAATAGCGAATGCTCTCGTCTGCCATCAGTTCTATACCCTCAAAGGCAACTTTGACCAATTCTGCAAGTTCTTTATTTGGTGCATTGCTTATTAGAGAACAAATTCTGTCATAGTTGCAACGATACGTTTCTACCAGCATTTGCCAAGATGATGATTCTATCTCGTCAAATAGAGCCTTTATATCACCCTTTATGTATCGCAAAGCAAACTTTTCATATTCATCGTCTCTCTCGTCTTTATCAACATAGTCAAAATCGTCTATGATGCCGAGAGAAAAAGCAAAATCATAATTGTCTTCTGGGAAAGCCATTCCCATTGTTGCACGAATCAGAGAAACGAACTCGCAGAAAAATGTTCGATATGGTTGTGCCATACTTTCAATGAACTTTACAGGGATAAATGCACAAGTGTATGGAGGATAATCACATCGAGCATACTCAACGAATACAAGTTCTTTGCTGTCATAATCATAATTGATGATTATCTCGTTGTCAGCAGGACAACAACTTTTCATGGCTTTATACAAATGCTGAATTTGTTCAAACGGATGTCCTTGTGGAACTTCTGTGCAAAATGAATTGTGTGCTTTGCAATAGGAGTTTGCACATTGTTGCAATCGGTCAATATTTGATTTGACATCTATGCTTTCTTCACCAAGAGTAAGACGAGACTTCCCATTCTCATCTTTTAGAGAAATACCATATTCACTATATGTGAGATTGTTGAAAATGGGAAGTTCGTCAAATCTTTGATTCAGAAAGGAACGTTGCAATGCTTTTTGCGTAATACTCTTGGCGGTCTTTCCATTACACGAAGCGTTTCGTCTCTGTTTTGTTCTTCCAAGAGCAACCGACCTATTTGCTGTAACAACTTCCATTCTTTTGAGGTCTTTGTTTTGTCTTTCATCCTTTGGTTCCTACCGTAGTCTTGAACTCATACACTGCTTGGTCGTTTTCTATAGTAGGACCAAAGACATTGCTCGTTGTAAGTTCCGGATATTGATTGGAGTAATATGCCATTACCTCATCTGGTGTCATATCACTATTCGGATCTGCGAGAAGTAATTCACGATGCTTGAACACACGAGGGAATACTTTTACGTTCAGTGCCATTATTCTTCACCTCCTTCCTCATCGTCAGTGGTTTCCTGCTTGGTTTCTTTTGTTCTGCCGATTTTCACGTTCTTTCCATCAGACTTGTCTTCTACTGCTCCGAACATTGTTCCTACTCCAGACATCTTGGCTACTTCTGCTTCAAGTTTGTCAAGTGAAGATGTGTCTTTGTCTGATACGACTTTTCGTGCGTTTGTGATACAAGTTAAAGCGTCTCTGAACTTTTCTTCTTTGAGGTTCTGCTTCGCAAGTGATACCCATTCGTTCATTTCCTTTTTCTTCTTTTCTTCAGCAGCCTTTTTATCGGCTTCCATTTTTGACTTTGCTTTGGCCTCTTCTTGCGCCTTTTCATACAAAGCCATATTGGAGAGTAGTTCGCAACTTTTGGCTATCGGAGCGGTTATCGCATCAAGAAAGCCATTGTCAAGGTCTTCTGCCGAACCAGTAAGGTTTAGCGGAATAATTTTACCCTTTGCGGTATCTTTCACGAGGTTGTTTCCGGGAAGAACGCTTACGACCAGTTCTTCTCCCTTTTTTGCTATGGTGATAGTTACGGTAGAACCATCGCCAAGCATTTCATTTAATGTCTTGAACATTTCCATAATTGCTTTTTGAGTTTAGGTTGTTATTATCTTCTGATCCACCTAAGAAGTGGAACTCTGTTTCGTAATAGTCATCAGCGGACAGAACTATTTCATCGTTATAGTACATATCCATAACTTTTTGTCGTGCATCAATGCCACAGCCAAGAGGTAGTTCTACTTCCACAACTTTCTTGAGGGTTTCAAGCACTTCCACTTTGTACTTTACTTTGGGAAGTGCTATTGCTTTGTTTACGATTTCTTCCATTCTAATTAAATCTTATTTGCATATAAGCAGACTTTATTGTTTGCCCCAAAATGTATTTGTGTTTTCACCCATTCGGCATAGAGCATCACCGAGGTTGTTGATTGCTGATTGAATATCACAAGCAGTGGTTCTCGCTTCTTGTCTTTTGCTCCAAAGCTCATCTTCTTCCGATTCATCAGCATCAGGATTACGTCGCAACTCTTTCATCTGTTTGTCCATTGTATCATAGACAGCAACAACTGCATAGTAATCATCAATCAACTCCATACGTATCTTTTTGATTGCTTCTATCTTTTCTGAAAATTTTGCTTTAACTTCTGAATTCATATCTTTTTCTTTTTAGTTAGTTTGTTATTTTGGATATTCAAAGTTAGCGATAATTATTTGATTTACAAAGTGTTAAACAATTTATTTTCAGACACTTACGCAGATTTTTTCATTATCTTTGATGCAATTTTAGAGGTGGATTTTCATATTGGTCTATACGAACTATTATGAAATGGAACTATCTTCATCATTTCTCTAAACCTATCAACAACTCGTTCTCCATAATGGTCTCTTATCTGGAACAACTGCTTCTTTTCGCTTTGGACTAAATTGGTAGTGATGATTGTAAGCCTTTGGCGATTATACCTTTCTTCAAGCAAATCTCTAATTGGAGTATAAACCATTCCGTATGAAATTATCTCCGCAGGTTCTTCACCAACTTCATCAATTGCAAGAAGTTCCTCGTTGAACAATTTAAGATATAACTCCTCTTTACCTTTATCAACAGCCATCTTCGCAATATCTTTTGCGTTCTTGATTGTAATGGTAATCCGCTCCGATGAAGAACTTGAATCATATAGATAGTTTATGAGATTGCACATAGCCTGCATCAATGTAGTTTTGCCATTTCCATATAAACCGGTCATCATAAATCCGAGCTTGCCATTTTTATCGCACAGCCATTCTGCGGCTATTCTTATATGCTCCTTCGTTGCATCGTCAAGAATCATTTCCTTGTGCCTTCGTCTCACCTCTGCCACATAGGCGGCATACAGCGCATTGGCAACTTGTGCAAATGGCAAATCAATACTAAATCGTGTCGGTATAATCTTCCGCACTCCGAGCCGATGAATCAGCTCCTCTACGCTTAGCGTATCTATCGCTTTGTTGGGTTTCATAATTATTCTGTGTTACAGTTTTCTTATCGTCATATTTGCCTTCAAGGATTTTAACCCAGTTAGATTTGTGTATTATCCAATCAAAATCCGCACTCCAAGCACGGTTGTTATCACCTCGTAGGAATGATGACGATTGCGCCCTGTCAAAAATCTCTTGAACTTTCTCATACGTTCCACCAATGTCGTCAAACCATATTCGTATAACTTTCTTGCGCTTTTCGGTGAGTTTTACAATTTTAGGGAAGCCCTTGCATCTGTCATTAAACAACTTCACGACAAATGAACAATCCAATTCTGTCGCTTTTGGAGTTGGTCTTTCAGATACGAGTATATCTTCTTGCGTAAACAGACTGTTGGAGGGCGTTTCTCTTATTTCAACACATTTCTCTTTCTTGGGTGTGGTTGCACTTTCCTCAATCGAAACAATCTCGGAATTTGCGTCTTCTTGGTATATTTCCCAATTCATTATCGTAAGTATGGAGAACGCTCCCTGTGGCTTAACCGAGATTTCTCCAGATTTGGCAAATCTGGAAATAATGGTTCTATATCGCCTTTCTGATATGCCAAGTTCCTTGCATACCGTAGAACGTGAAACAACCAGTTGCCCTGGCTTTATATAGACACCTCGCCACATTCTTTCATCGACATTGGCATTGCATAAACACCATATAAAGAAAACTGTCATATCGTGTTCACTGAACCATTCCCAATCAACGATGGATCTATATATTTTTAGCCAGCCTGATTTCATAATGGTATCTATTTTGACGGTGCTGCATAATCATCATATTTGTTTAAGGTGATGAGATAATATTTGCGAACTTTATCTATTGTTATGCAACCGCTATCTTTCAGCCTACGCATTGCAGTGGATAGCCTTTGGGAAGAAATGCCGAGGTCTCTCATTAGTGTACTACGGAGTACCATAGATTGACCTCTTTGCAAATTATGCCCGAAAACGACATCACCATTTAAACTTGCATCAATCAATAGGTAGATATACAGACTGACAGTCTCAGGTGAGCAAATCCACTCAAAACTCAAAAACGACTGGTTCAATATTATTTCAGACTTATACATACTATTCTCTTAAATAATCGGTTATCAGTTTCTCAAATTCATCAAGCGATTTGCACACAACGTACTTGTTGCCGTGCTTCTCTACACCAGACTGCCATTCCTTTTGCTCTTTGGATTGATAGTTCCCCGGTTTCTTCATTTCAATGTACAATGCGTTAAATCCGTGCCTTGATACAGATAAGCACAAGTCGGCAACACCCTTTACAACACCTTCAAGTTTGAGTTTCTTGCCTTGCCATTGTGTGCATTTACGTTCATTTGCAACGTGGAACAGAACACCATCTTTCCAAAGTTGAGGGTGGGTAAATTGAAACCACCTTATGCACGATTGCTGTATCTGGCTTTCAGACAATCCGCTTTGCGCAATCTCCTTTGCTTTCTTTGCAGGAATGGGTGTCCCTGAAATAATTGCATTGAGTAATGTCTTGTTATAGTTATCATCTTTTCTCATAATAATCAGAAGTAAACATTTGTAAGTTGTTTTTCTCGTCCACCGCTACTTGAACAGACTGCATATAGTCCCGGTCGGTTTTCTGTCAGTCTCAAATCTTCAACTTTGCCGAATCGTTGTATGTTTCCACACAAATCCACTATCCACGCACATTCTTTATCTGGGTGAGGTCTAATCGCCCTACCTACTATCTGATAGTATAAAGCGAGTGACATTGTGGGTCTTGCAATCACAATTGTATCAAGTTCTGGATAGTCATATCCAGTGGTGAGAACTCCACAATTGGTCAATACTTCAAACTTTCGTTCTTTGAAGTCAGACAATATCCTGTCTCGTTCTTTTGACGGAGTTTTGCCGCTGACCATTCTGCAATTCGGAATAACCTTGCACAATGCTTCGCTTTCTTCAAGAAACTTGGTGAACACAAGTATTCCTCTGCGTGGCTTACCGTCTTTAGGTCTCATCAGTCGTGTAACAATGCTGATGAGGTATGCTTGTAGGTTTACATACTGCATTTGCAACTTCAAATCATATTCGTCATAGTCCATTCCTGTGGTATTTCGTTTCACTCTTGACGGTTCAAGAATAGTCATATCAAAGTATCTCATCTTTGAAAGATAACCACGGTCAAGCAAAGTGCGTATATCAACTTGATAAAGTACGCTACTGAATATTCTTGGACGAGTTCGTGTAAGGAACTTCAAAATACATACAGGTTCACCATTCTCATTCCGAGTAGAACACAAGCGATATGGAGTAGCCGTCAAACCGAGAATTTTTCTGTCGGCACATTCAAAGAAATCTTTGTACATACCGCCTCTTGGATTGGTTACGTGAGCTTCATCTACTATGATGTATCTGAATTGATTGAAGTCTTCCATATTTGACATCACACTACCAATGGTAGCAAAAGTGATGCGCTTAATCTCCTTACAGTTGAACGATGCAGAGTAAATCGCGCAATCCTCAACTCCGTAACTTTTTAACTTGGCAAAGTTTTGTGCCAAAATCTCCTTGCTGGGTTGAAAAACAAGCACTTTGTCGTTAAGGCGATATGCAATATCAGCAAGTACGAGGGACTTTCCACTGCCGGTAGGCAAGACCAATAGCCCATTATTTTGAGCCTTGCTTTGGAAGAACTTTATGGCTGCATCACTACTGGCTTTTTGATAATCTCGTAACTGATACTTCATAAGAAACGTTTTGCTTTTGAAATTTCAATCTCACATTGCCGTAGTAAAGAGCCTTCTTCTGCCGTTGGCAGATAAATCTCGGCATATTTGGAGGACCAATTGCGGAATCTATCAATACATACCGACATTTCTTCTGTTGTGAGTGATGATGTTGAACGACACCTTATCCTCTTTTCTCCTGTAAACTTATCTACAGCAGAATTCACGATGAATATATCTGGATTGACAAGCACCTTAAAGTATTCCTGCTTTACATACGTTGGGTCTTCACCATATACAGCAGCAAAGTAATCTATCAATACGTGGCAGTACGCATTCTGGTTGAGCGTCCTTTGTCGCTTTGTGTGCAACTCCACTACATCATTTCTGTCTGCAAGGAGTTGCGCACGAGCGAGGAAGTTTGCTCTGTCAAGGTCATTCTTACAATCGTAGAGCATAGGTCAGTTAGAATGGGTCGCCACTGGCATATCCCGGTTGTGGATAATAACTTTGATTTGGTTGCTGATACATATTTTGCTGTGGTTGGCTTTGTGGCTGCTGAACCTGCGGTTGGGCAGGTTGCACAACAGTCTGACTTTGCGATGCTGATTGTTGTCCCTGCCGTTGATATGGCTCAACCTTATAAGGACGCACTTCATTGATGATTTTGCTGATGCCTGATTGGTCGGTATATGTTCTTCCTTGCAAGTCGAAATACACATTGACCATTTGTCCGATTTGAAACTTATCAAGTTCATCACATCGGTCTCCCATAAACACGAATTGAGGAGTGTTTTCTTTGTCAGTTACAGGCTCTCCGGTATTCGGGTCATATTTACGAATGGAGATGACGAGTTCTCTGAGTTTGTACGCATTGCCACTACGAGATACAAGATTGCGAGTTTCGCTAATGGAAACAATTGCGCCGGTAATGAAATTTGCCATTTTGTTTATAGTTATTGATTAGTAATACTTTTATCCCAAGCCATCAACACTTTGATAGCGTCTTTACTCTTTCTTGGCACTTCAACTATCGTTGAACGCCCATACTTAGGTTTTGGTAGCCATATCGCATATAGCCGAGGAACTTTTAATCCTGGATTTTGCATTTCAAACAGGTTGGCATAAATGGATAGTTGCCAAGACAGGTATTCCATATCCAATTTTGAAGTAGTCTTTATGTCTGCAAGCGAGCAGTCGTCAAACACAATGTCTATTGAACTTGCATATCTCATTTCGTCAGACACCAAGTATTCATTTGACAATGTAGTGAGGTCGTTTTCTTTTTTGATTCTACAATAATCCACAACTGAAGGATTATCACTTTCAACGCCAAGACTATCCACAATCTCTATCTGCTCGTGAATGTTGTGTCCATATTCAGCCGCCTTTGCGAGAATACTTGGGTCAATGCCTGTGTACTTGTCTGCAAACAAGGTGCGATGTAGGAGAGAGGTTATTCCCGAAAGTTTTGCTCCGAGGAAATCGTATGTATGAGACAGTTCATCAAACACGACCTTTGATTTCACCAATTCTATCTTACTCATAGTCCAATCTCCTTTTTACGAGTGCTCATACATTGAGTGAATATGGGGTTTGATTTCATTTGTCCGCTGAATGTGTTCCAAACCGTTACCAGTGAGTCTTTGTCATTGGCGGCAAGCATAGCATCAAGTGCCTGAACAAGCAGTGCGTCATTTACGGCATCAAGAGATTGTCGTATCTCCGCTATCGTCTTAGGGCGAGTCTCTGGTGGCATAACTGCATCAGGATCCTTTTCTTCCTTTGTCGGTATAAGCAACATCTGCATAAGTGCGTACTTCAACGCTATGCTCATTGCCTTGTTCATGCCTTTGTCGGCAGAGTCCATTGCTTCACCGACATTAATGGCGATTACTTCTGACGCATCTTCTGCTACAAAATGGAACTTAATCTTTGCTCGTGTAAAGTAGAGTATTGAGCCTTTTGCTGTGGTTTTCTCCGAAACGCTGTATTCCAGAGTTTCTGGAAGAATGAACACACCATTATTAGCAAACAATGAGTGAAGTTCATTCATCACGCTATCAATGCCACGAAACATAAAACCTTGCTGTTGGTTCTTTTGGCCTTTGGCTATAGCCTTGGTTTCTTTCATTATCGTGGCTATCTTTCCATAAATTAATGGAACTGCATCTTTTGTGTTTTCTCTGTTTTGCATATAGTTTAATATCAAATTAATTTGTGTTTTGCTTGTTTGATAACTAATATTATCATTTGTGAATAAATGGATAATATTAGTTATGTCCCAACTTGGCTGTTCCGATAGTAATAATGTGCTATCGATTTTGTGTCATTAACGGAAAGTCTTGCGATTCTGGAATCAGTGCGAGTGTTTTTTACAATATCCGCAAGGTTGAACCGCCATTTAGTATTGCGAGCGCCATCTGGCTTGAAAAAGCGGATTTTGCCTTCTTCCATTAAGGATTCAAGTCGTTTCTCTCCGCCAACCAAAATCACTGCCTTTTTCCAAGAAACTTCTTGCTTCTCTGCTCGTTTGAGAAATGATAGATATTTCTTAACGATTGCTTCTACTGGTGTGATTTCCATATCAACTTACCCGTTTAATTCTAACAATCAAATTGTTGTCATCACACTCGTTGTCAATGATTTCAACATCCCAGCCTTGACGCTTGTAGTCTTTGCGTAGCCGGTGGATTGTTGCATAAACCGAAGACCTCTGTTCCGTAGGGAACTCTGCCACTTCTCCAACTCCAAGCATTTTCAATGTTGGAGCGATTGGAACAGAGGGAGCCACAGAAACTCCCTTGCCGAACTCCGGAGTGATTTTTCTCTTTGGTGGAGCGTATGCTGTAACGCTCCTCTTTTTGTTTTTTAGTTCGTCCATTACTTTTAGAAAATTCCTTAAATCTTATTTGCATACAAGCAGACTTTTACGTATATTTGCGTAGTCTTGTATATGTTATTTGTTACAAAGGTAGTTAATAATGTTGATTTAACAAAGCAAATATATTATCATTTCTACGGTTTTAGATTTTATTAACAGATGACATATACATATAAAATATAAGGTGCGTACCAACCACTTAATTATATAGAATATGCAAGAAATAGAGAAAGTCGAAAATGTACTCTGTGCAAAAGAGATACGAGACTCACTGCTTAAAGCTCTCCACCTTGGTCCTGGTGAGTTTGCTACTGCTTTGGGCATAAACTATCAGCGCATCTATGACCTCGGCAGTGGAAGAACGAAAAAATTCAATCCGGGAATAGTAAATCTTATCTGCAAGAAGTTCCCACAAGTCAATCCTACATATCTTTATTCGGGCAAAGGTCCAATCTTGCTTGAAACAGCAACAACAAATACTTCGGTTTCTGACACGGCAGACATAATTGCAATGTCAAAAAAACTAATCGAATTGATGGAGCAAATCAATGCTAAGGATTCTGCATTGCGAGAAAGAGAATTTGAGTTGGCGAAAAGAGAATTTGAGCTTACAAAAAGAGAACAACTGATAAGAGAACGAGAAAAATCGCTTGGAATAAGCAACAATTAA